TATTGCGGGTGGGGGTCACCCGCCGCCACGTGCGCGGCGATACCGGCCGCTGAAGTGCCCGCCGCGTCGGCGCCGACCTGCCCGGCGGTATAGTCTCCGCTCGCGGCCACGACGGCACCGGTCCGCCCAAACACAGAAACAACCGCACCAGCGCCCCCGCCGACCTGCACCCAAGTACCGGGCGAGGCAGACAGGAGCCAAAACGTAGCATTATCAGTCTGCTTAGCGATGCGGCCCACGTCTTCGGGGGCCAACACAGCGGCGGTACGGGCCGCCGCCGAAGCGTAAACGAGCGAGTGCACTACATGCCCGTCGGTAGCGGTAACGGCGCGGTGCAGGGTCATAGGTGGGGTACCACGGTAATTAGGTTGTAGTCGGCAGTGGGGTACGTGCGGTTGACGCTGCCCCCGTAGTTAATGACCCACTCGATATAAAAATCACCCGCCGTGGCCGTATCGCCCGCCTGCCATGGGTACTCAACAATGCCCCCCGAGGCAGGCGCGACGATGTTCGCCGTACGCTCAAAAAGTACCGTAGAGGAGCCGGCCGCGCGGATGCGCACGCTTGCCGACGCGGCCGTAGATAGGTCGACCGCCGCGCCCGTCTCAGAGTCGGTTAGGGCGGCGCGTAGGGCGGGGGTTAGGTCGCCCTGCTTAACAAAGAAGGTGCATGACATTTTTAGGTTTCCCGCAGGATGGAGGTGCCCGCCGCGCTTTGTAGGCCGGCACTACCCGCGCCGCTAACGCCGGGACCGTACACAGACACGGGGTCACCCGCTACCGTGTATAGAAAATCAAGCGAAATCGTCTGTAGCGTGGTTAGGGCAGCTAGGCCAAGTACGGCCCCACCGCTACCCCGCAAAAGTGTGGCGGATTTCGACATTTATGCAGCAAGCGTACCATGAGCCGCTACCATGCCGAAGCGACGAAAAAGCCCGTTCGAACCCCTGAACGGGAGGCTCGAACGGGCCACCAGAATAGTGCGAAAGATAAAGAGCTACTCCGGCAAAAGATAAAACAACGCCGCCAAGGCTACGCCCCGACCCCTAACCGTTTCGGTGCTCCGAAGGTACCTACGCCGGCGGGGTGCCGTACGTAGAGGCGTTGGAACGGTGAAAGTTATTTAACCCGGTACGCGTGGGCCAGCGGTCCCGGCCAGCGGTCGCGAACGCTCTTACGGTCAAGATACTTACGCAAACGCCCAAGGTACTTTTGGGCCGTCGGCTTCGACACGCCGAGCTTTTCACCTAGCTGGCGTGCAGTTGTCCATTCGCGCAACGCTTCCCGAATCTTCGTCTCGTCTACTTTAAAGTCCCGCATTTAGTCCCCTCGAAATAAGGCGCGGTTTATCCAAGCGCCCAACCTTTTTAAGTCCAATCCCTATCGCGTCGTACACGTTATGCATCAAAGACGCGCGGGCTTTAGTTATACAGTTTAGCTCGGCAACCGACAAGCGAGATTTAATGCGCTCGGTCATATCGTCGGCGTCAAGCGTGCCTTTCCAGTCGCGCGGGTAGTATTGGGCCACGCCTAGGCAGTGCGAAGCGAACGCAAAGGCAACGCCGGCGATAGCAATCAAGTCGTTTTGGTCGCCCTTCTGGCGGGCCAGCGGGTAGACGCGGGGCACTTCAATCACGGCGTTAACGGGCACGGGTACCACGAGGGGCCCGTTACACACCCACCGTGCGGCGGCGGCGGCCATTTCGGTAACGGCCGCAACGTCGCACCCCTTCTCGATAGGGTTCGCCACGTACGCCGCACGGGTCACCATACCGTCACGAAATAACGCGATACCACACCCCCGGATACCGGGGTCTAGGGCAACGAGGGGCCGCATTTAGTGAAACTCCGTAGTGTCACCCTTGCGGAGCTTGTACTCTTCGGAAATCAACTTTAGGTTTTCGCGGGTCGGCTTGCTTAGGCCGTCGTCTCGACAAATAACCACGCCCTCGCGCATCGTCACGCCGTCTAGCGCCGAGACCCCACCCCTAGCGGCCATAACTTTTTCAACGTTGAACGGCCCCCGGTACACGCTCGGAACAAACAGAACACCGCGTTCGCGACAAAACTCGCGGGCCGCTAAGTACGGCATCCATTGGTGTCGGTTTGAGTCGAAGACATCGAACGCGCGGAAGTGCACGAGGTCACTTTCGGGGACGCTGTATTTCAGGTCTTGCACGTGCCCGTAAATTTCCCCGTAGATAGCCACGCCGGGGCATTCGCGTAGGGACTCCTCTAGGTTGAGTCGCCGGGCGATTAGCCACCAGGGGTCAGCCTGCATGGGACGCATGCCGTCCGCGTACGCATGTCGCCAGTTCTTCCCCGTGAAGAACGCGCCGGCCGCTTGTAGCCATGCCCGCGCCTTCGACGGCGGTCGCGGCGCGCGGCGCCACGTATTGTGCGAACCCACGAAAAGCCGTCCGTCTTTGTAGACCGCTCGGAAGTTACAGCCGTGGATTTTCTCGGTAACTACAACCGGGTCGCCCTCCTTAAATAGCCACTTGTTTTTAAGGTATGGCTCCATATCGTAGCGCGGGGCGCACCCGGGGTCTTTCTCCGATTGTGTGGCCCGCGACACTAGTCGGGGTCCCGAGGTAACGGGCGTTTCATACTTCACAATCCCTAGGAGCGCGGCCACGTCGTGGCCTACAGGCGTCGCCTCGGTGGCACTCCCGAGAAGGTCCCGCGCCGGGATTAGAAGCCCCTCGCTGTAGACGCCGCGAAGACGAATGGGGCGGACCCGCGCGGTCTCTTCACTATGCTTCGCGAGGAATGCAAACGCCGGTTCGATACACGGAACTACCGAGTCTTCGGGCACGTAAACCGCTTTATCACCCTCGGTTAGCGAACCCGTTTTGATAATCACCGGCAGGCCGTTAACCTCGGTACAGCTTAGGGAGTCCGCGTTCGGGTGTTTGGTAATTGGTCCAACCCTAACGACTTCGACTTTAAACTCGCTCATTTGCACGCCCCGTAACTTTTAGCCGCTTTGGCTTCCGCCGCTAGCGGTAAGCCCTGGCACCATGCCGGGGTTTTTGCCATGACATCCAGCATTGTGGCCTTTATTCTATCGGCGTCGTGGTCTGGCACGCACGTAACTATTTCGTCGTGGGTAAGCGTCACGATGGGCACGCCGTACCCCCAATGAAGCGCCGCCGCCTGCTCTACGATGATGTCGCGGCAAAATGATTGAACGATATTTTCGGTAAGAAGCCCGCCGTAAATCTTCGTAATCTTCTTGCCGATGGGTCCACCAAGGTACGTAAAGCTGCCGTCGTCTTCTTCGCGCTGGTCAAGCCCCTTGTACTGGAGCCGAAGTCCCGACGGTCTAACAATGGCGTGCCGCGCGGTCTTGAAGACCTGGCCCGGCCCGAAGACACGCACGGCACCGTCCGCCATATCAAATATTAGCTCGTCCCCTTCTTGCCAAAATTCTGGGATTTTGGCGTTAGTCTTTCGGTAGGTCTTTACCAGCGAGTCGCAAACCGCTACGTGTATCGCCGCCGCTTCGGGCGTGAGCCTCGAAACAAACGAGGCAAGGCGGTCCGAATTCTTCGCCGCGAAGCGCTCTACGTCTACGCCCATCGCGTCGGCTTCGGCCTTGGTGAATTGCACCGGGGGGCCGCCCATAGCGCCGGCGAGGAACGTTAGGGCCATTTTCCATGGCCCCATGCCGTACCCGAGCCCAAGCGTTGCGGTCTTCCCGACGAATCCGGGGATTTCGTCTTCTTTGTTTTTCTTGCGGTCGATTTTCCGACCGTAGGCGACCGATGCGAATTCGCTGTATACGTCGCGTTTCTGGCGAAACGCTTCGACTAGGTCCGCTTGACCCGCGAGCCACGCGAGCCCGCGCGCTTCGATTTGTGCCGAGTCGCACGCGATAATCGTATGCCCTGCGGGGGCAATGAGGGCATCGCGAAGCGGGCCTTTGCGCGGCAAGTTCTGAAAGTTTGTCTTGTCGCCGCCGCCCCAGCGTTGCGTATGGGCCGCGCTGTACTTGAGATAGATAGGTGCCTTCTTATCGCCCTCGGTGAGCTTGAGCATGCGCCCGATACGACTCTCAGCGATGGTGCTTTTAACCCCCACGCGGGCCTCTACGAGCCAGCGCACTTCATCTATCGGTGACTCTAAGAGCTCCTTTAGTCCGGGGTCGGACTTGGCAAACGCCCACGTTTCTTTGCCCGTCGCGGGCGAGGTTTTTGTAGGCGGCTCAACGCCCAGATTTGTCAGGAGTACAGCGAATTTATCGTTTGAGAGGAGCGTTTCCTTATCACCTTCGATGCGGCTAATCAGGTCCTCTTTACGCTTCTGCTCCTCTACTAGGGCCGACTCGAGTAACGGGCGGTCCATAAACAGCCGGGCCTCGGTGAAGCACCGCACGGTAAGGTCAATGCCCGCCGCTTCGATGGGCGAGACGTGCGGTTCCATCTTTCGCCAAATCGCAGCCTCACCTTCGCAGTCGTTAACGCAGTACTCGCCGTAGGCAGCGAGTTCCTCGGGGGTAAAATCCTCGAGGCGCTTGCCGATGAAGTCGTGGACGGCGTGGCCCTTCTGACCTACGCCGAAATACTCCATAAGCTTAGCGAGTGAGCCGCCCACATTGACGGATAGGCCCAACACATTCGCCATGCTGAGAGTATCGAACCAAAAGCCCGGCGTAATGCCGAAGTGTTCGGCGAGAATGAGGCCGTCAAAATGGGCATGGTGGGCAATGACGGCGGCGCGAGACCAGGCGACGGATTTAGCCCAAGCGACAAAGCTTTTTTCGGTGTGCCAAACTTTTGAAAGCAAACCGAGCGAGCCGCCGGGGCTAAGCTCCATAACCCCCACGCCGATAACCTGAAAGCGGGGGTCGCGAACGTAGGCGGACGTGGTCAGCTTCTTAAGGCCGTACTCCGGCGAATAGAACGTTTCAAAATCGATTACAAAAAGGCGTTCGATATTCGGACTAATCAGCGGCGTCGCGTCTAGCATGTTCCCTCCCAGGAAAAAATCACACCCTACCTAGCTCTAGAACTAGGCCCGTTCAAACGGCCGGGGCTCCCCCCGCGAACCGGGAGCTATAGCCTCCCGGCGGATGTCCACCGTTGCCCGCCTACGGGCGTAGCGGTAAGGCTCGGGACCCCGGGGGTTATCCGGCGCTAACGCGCGGTGGGGTTACCACGGTCCCGAAAATGGCGCCGGCCCCGCGAGCGCACTCGCGGCGAGTTCTCACACAAAGTTAGACTCGTGGGGCTTCTGAACCCCTGGCCTACTAGACAGCGGACCGCCCTAGGCGCTACCTAGGGGCATTGCCGTAGCTCGGAAGCTACACGGTCCAAGTTGCGGGGGTCGGACTTGAACCGACGGTTTCCGGGTTATGAGCCCGGCGAGTTAGCCGCTACTCCACCCCGCAAAAACTGTACCGACGGGATTCGAACCCGCGAGCCTCGCTATTACCACGGGGCGGAAAAGACGCCCACTCTTTAAGACGTCTTTAACGTCACCCCTAAAAAACGGAACCTACCGGCGCTCGCAGCCGGGCCTTTGAGGGCGCGTTTTAATTCGCTCGGGCTCCAAAAAAGTGGGCGTCTTTTCCGCCCTGTCACTCGCCTTTGTGGGTCTGCCGGGGTGTAGAGAAACCCGGCCGGAGGTTGGTTCAGATTGCGCCGGCTTCGCCGCGCGCTCTTCACCACGCTTGCCCGTGCGTCACTTAGTGCCCGAGTTCTTCGAGCCGTTTAAGTTGCTTCGTGTAGTCTTCAGCGGTTTGCTTGACTGGCGCGAAGGTACGCGAAACGTATGCTTCGCCTTCGGTAGAGGTAGCCGTCTCCGCGCGAGCACGGACCGCCATACCTCGGATGTTGTCGCAAATTTCTTTGGTGCGCGCGGCGACTTCCCCCTTAGGAAACTTCTCGCCGTTCAACGCCTCGAGGAAATCAATAACTTCCGCGTGCGCATAATTCATGCCGGCCTTAATGCGGCGAGAATCGTCAAGCTTCACCATCTTGACCTTGATTTTCTCTCCCACCGCGACGCCGGAACCCTTGGTGATTTCCGAAACCACACCTTCAAAAATCGCGTAGTGCCCTTTGACGCCCTTGGAGTCTTTCGCCTCGGTCATCAAAACGACCACGTCACACCCCGCCGGAAGGTTGGGTAGTCGGGTAAAATCGCTGCCTTTGGTATTTTCGTCAAATCCGAACATTTTGTATCCCTTGTCTTACTGGCCCGCGCAAGTGCGGGTTATTCGCGTATACTGAACTAGATACTTACCTGTCAAGGTCTGGTTTCTCGGCGAGCGTCAAATCGAAGTCGCCGTAGCAAAGCTTCTGCGGGTTCTTCGTAACGTTTTGCTGATACCGCGCGTCGCGCCGTGCCTGCTGAAACGCGTTTGCTAGGGCTGTAGTGTGCAGGTAGATATCTACCTCTACCGCTTCCGCCTTCTGCCCCTTGCGGTGCGTGCGCGCGAGGCTTTGTTCCCAAACCTGACCCGACGACGGCACCGAGAGGTAGAGGTTTTTAGAAAACGCATGCTGTAGGTTAAGACCTTCGCTGTTTGCCCTAAGGCTACAGACAATAGTGCGGTCACCCTTTTCGCTCTCGGGGTTCAGCCCCCCGCCGTTGTACCAAACCGTACCCAATTTCTTGGCAAGCCGCGCGCCAAATTCAGAGTGTTCGGTCCAAATGATGCCGGTGTTTTTCTCCCCCCACCGCACGCCGGCGTCAATCAAGAAGTCAGACTCCCAAACGGGCTCCGACTCGGGGCGCACTTGCTTATGGACGGCGCGCCATTCGGGCCAGTGAACCGACGCCCAAACGGGTAGCGGGCCCTTCGCCGTATGCGGCTCGTAGTGCTTGCCCTCGAACGTATAGCCGTCGGTCCACCGAATGGCGGCACGGGCGAGCAAGTCGGGCGAGTCCATAAACTCACGGCTGAACTTCAGTTTGTCGCGCATTTCTTTGTTGTACGCCTTGCGCGCCGCGAACCACGTATCGATGAGCTCACGCGGCTCACCCCGTGGGTACACCCAACGATGATAAAAGCCGGCGGCCAGACACCGCGCCCATGACGCCATAACCAGCCGGTCGGCGGTCTCTTCGGTATCGGGCCGCGTCCCGTGCTTGGCCATTTCGATATAGCCCCGGATTTTTTCGGGCACGTCGATAGTCAGGGCCGTAAGGTATAGGCTGCAGTCAATCGACGCGGTCGACGTGGCGACGACGCCGGGCGTTTCGACTAGCCGGCGCTGAAAGCCCTCTTGTGCGTTCTCGCCGGGCTTACAAAATACACTTAGGGCGCCCATGGGCTTTGGGAACGGGCTCGCGTCAAGTGCGCCCGCCCATTCTTCGACCACCGGGTAGCTCAGCGGTAGAGGAGAGCCTTCCCCCAAGGCACGTCCGATAAGGTGCGCACAGTCTTTCGGGCTCCGCGTGGTCATGGTTCCCGACGCGGGGACGAAGCGCACGGCATCGTCCATACGGCGAAAGCGCTTGGTGCGCGCGCTGGTAGGGTCTTTGAGGTTTTGCGCCTCGTCCGCCATGACAAGGTCAGGGCGAAGCCGGGTAAGAATGTCCGAGCTTTTGGCCTGACTTAGTTCGCTGTACGCCACTACGTTAAGTACGGGCCGGCCGGGCGTAAACGCGTTGCCGCCGGCGAGGTTGGGCACCTTGAAGTGTATCGACCACTGCGGGTAATCGCGGTCTTTAAACTGGCTCCGAAGCTTGGGCGGTATCAGCAACACCGAGACCGCCGAGCCCATGACCATAGGCAGTAAAATCATAATGCCGGTCTTGCCGTGCCCCGTGCCGACAAGCGCCACTAGCCGGCCGGTGTGGTGCGCTTCCTCGAGGGCTACGCCCTGAATTGGCGAAAGCTCTGTAATGCAGAAGCCCCATCGCTTGACGCAATCACACGCGGTAACTTCGCGTCTAAGGGCGGCCGTCCATTTCTTCGCGGGCTCGGGGTCCAACACGTCAAGCACGCGGCGGGGCAGGGCCTGAACACGTTCGAGGTCCTTACTCGTACGCACGGGCTCGCCGCGAATAAAGCTAAACGACGTCGTATCGTCGGCGACGGTAAGCAGGCCCTTCGCGGCGGCGACCTGACCTAATATCCCGCCCGTAGGCTTGGGCGGTAAGGCGTTCACCGCACGGACAATATCTAGAAGGCTCATGGCCGTAACGTCATAGACGAACTACCGAGGGTAAACTTAGTTTCTTCCCCGACGGTCTGAATATCCGCGCCCCTCCACTCGGGCGTGGTCGCAAGCCACGAGACAATTTCGGGCAAGGTTCGCCAGCGCCCCATAAATTTAACCCGGCTACACCGGGAGCATTTTGTCGCATGCCCCGCGCGGCCCCGGTCGTGCCCCTTCGCGCATAGGCTCATTGGGGATACCTCGCGGTGTACCAAGCTTCGGCCGCCGCCCTAATATCTTTGTCGGGTCGACCGTCCCTAACCATGGTCGAAACTAGAATCATTAGCGCTACGTAATCGGCGACGCTCATGACTTCTTCCCATATGTCTCGGCAGGTTCAACAACGGTCATCTCAACCCAATACCCCGCTTCAATGGACTCAACCGCGACTAGTGCGCCACATTCACACTCGTACTCGGTACCCTCGAAAAACTCGCCTTCAATATTAAGTTCCGCCTTACACGCCGGGCATTGGTCCCCATGCACTTCGCCGAAAGTGACGTTGCTCATCTCGCTAACCTCAAGTCGTAATCGTGGTGAACTACAAGCGCCCCGCACGTAAACGCCCATTCGGCGAGGCGTAACGAACTGCCCGACGTGGCGATTACCTCGCCTTTAGACGACGCCGAAAAGCCCGCCCCTACTTTGCGTATTGTCACTTCGGGGGCGGACATTTCCGGTCGCAAGACGTTTACCGGCGTGGTGTTTCTCACTCGGTTTTGGCCCGCGCTAGAAGCGCCTCTATGCGCTCCTCCATCGCCTTAAGTCGCCGGTGCAGGGCTAGGGCCAGCATGGCCAGGTCGTCGAAACGCCCTTCGGAAAACGCGTCCGATAGCTCTACCGCGCATGCCTTACTCGTAACAATTATGTCGGCTTGGTGGGTTGAAATCACGGGTCAGTCCTCTCTAGACTTTCCGCGTAAGCGTCGTCTTCGGCTTCGGCGAACTTGTCAAGCACGGCCCGTCTCTCTTCTGCTTCGGCTTCCTCTAGCGCCGTCACCGCCGCTACGAGGTTCCGACTATACGCGCAGTGCATAGAGCGAAGGGCCAGAAGCACGTTATCGTGTCGATACGCCTCGTCTAGGTTCGCCGCGTCCCTACAGGCACGGGCCTCCGCGTAGACGGCTTTCGCCGCTCGGGTGTCATTCCTCGCCGCGTCAATAACCGCCTCTTTTAGTTCCTCTATTTTGGTCACGGCTTGAGCTCCCTAGCTTCCGCCGCCGTTTCTTCGCCCTTCTTTACTAGCTCCGAAATAATGCCGTAGACAACGTAGAGCTCTTTCTCTGCGAAGTCGTACTCTTTAGAATCAATCAAGGCCCCGACGCCTAGACGCGTCGTCTTGAAGATTGCCAAAAACTGCGCGTCTTGCTCGGGGTCTCTCATCCGCGCACCACATCAGACGCGAGGGAGGTCAAAACCTCGATAACGGGTGCGGTCAACTCGGTGGTATAGATAGAAAGCTTCCCCGAAAGCGTTTTCTTCGCGTACGTCGCCGCGAGAACGGCTTTCCAGCCGCCGTATGCGAGGTCCGACTCCTTCGGTGCTACGCGAATGTCCGCGACCTTGTACAGCTTGGCCAGCTCTTTAGCGGTGTTAATCACGTCCGCCGTAAGGTCAGTGCTTTTAGAGGAGCTGCAATCCACGAGAAGCTCAAAGCCTTCGCCCGTAGCGGGGGCTTCCTTCTTAAGCTTCGCCTTCGTCTCTTTCAGTGGTTCGGTCGAGACCTTCTTAGCCGCCGCTTCGACTTCTGCCTTAATCGTCGCAGCGGCTGGCGACTGCAAATCACCCTCCGTTGCCGACGGGGTAGCCGCATACGCAGCCGCCTTCTGGTCTACAAGTTTCGCCGCACTTCCGCCTCTAAGTTGGTCCATCAATCCCATGTTACCTCCCTGTTGTGTGTGAGTTTCTCCACTACGAAAAACGTTCGTCTCAGTCAATCCGAAAATTCCGCCCGACGCATTCATAGGCGAGCGCGGGCACACCGCCGCGTAGTCGCACCCACCAAATGCACTGCACCCCGAGGTTTTAAACGGCACATCATTGGCCACGCCTTCGGGCAGCTTCGCGATAGCCGCCATATCTGAATCGACAAACCCCGCGAGCACGGCAAACTTATCTAGAACCTCATCGCGATTGAACCGTACGCCGGTAGACACCGCGAGCCGGGGCCCTTGGGTCTGGTGCGTGTGGTGTGCAAAGTTTACTTTTGCTGTGCCCCATGCGAGCACCGCGAACGCACCGTATATAATCGCTTGTTCGTCGCCGGCGAGTTCTTCCACCGTGGCCCCCCATTTGACTATTGATTTCTTAAACTTCCAGTCAAAGACCCACGACCTAAACTCAAACTCGGGGACCGCGAAATCGTAGTAGCCCCCCACGTCTACGCCGTCCGCCGTCTTAAGGCCCGTGACTTCGCCCTCTACAATGCCGGGGCCGCCGTTAAACGGCGCGGCCCATAGCCACGGTTGGAGGAGTGGGTTACCCGCGCGCTCAATCTCCCCTTGCACGTCTTCGCCCGTAAGTAGGTAATGCTCGCGCCGCTTATGACACTCGCCGCCGAGCAACGCGCCCTTACCTACCGGCTTGCCCGGTCGCTTCTCTACCTTCTTGTAGTACCACGCCAGCGGGCAGCGCTTGAAAAGCTGTATTTGTGTGGCGCTCACATTCACTAGGCGACCGCCTACGAGGGTCGGGCGTTCTTTGCGCTCGCTCACTCGAGGCCCCCGAGTACTTCGATAAGCGTAAACATCGCCTCTTTATGCCGCGCCGTTTCTTCCCGCGCTTCCCGCATGTTCCGCTTTACGGCCTTTACCTTCTCATGCGCCGCCTCTAACTCGTCCATAAGCTCGCTATACGCCGCGCGCGCCACTGTAAGTTCGCTTTCGACCTGTGCCTTGTGGTCTTGTGTGTCTTTAAAGACGCCCTCTAGATATGCGACCTTGGCCTTAAGCTCCGAAACGTCGCCCCTCTGCGAAAGCTCCATTTCAAGGTGCTTTACCTTTTTCCTAAGGTCGCTTTCTACTCCCTCGCTTACGCCGTGTTTGCGAAGGTCTTCTAATTGTCGCCGGGTCTCTCGGTGCGCACTGTGCGCGGCGGCCAATTCCTCGCGAACGGCGTCGAGTTCCGCACGTAGCTCTTTACCGTCGGCGAGGTACTTACCTTGTAACTGCTGATACGCCCGAGAAAGCTCGGATAGCCCGTCCGCCGCCGCGCCAAGCTGCCTTCGTAGTTCCGCGTTGCCTACGCGGGCCGTGTCGAGTTCCCGGCGAAGTTCCTTAATTTCTTCCGGCGCCCATTTGTCAGTCATTTTTTACCCCACTTTCATCGCTTCAAGTACGGCGGTGAGCGGCACGTGATGCCGAAAAATTTGTAGCGCTTCCCTACGGAAATCTAGGTAGCCCGCCCTAGCTGCGTTCTCTCCAAATTCTATAGTTAGCTCTAGGTCGCCGGTTGGGTTCCCCCACCCGATTGCGTACTCAACCGCGCGGAGTGCGTTACGGGCTCCGTGAAATCGAACTAGATTAGTGCTATTCCTTATCACATTCCGCGCACGGGACCCGCCCCGATTTCCGTTTGACCGAATTGGGGCATACCGCCCCGTTAGGGTGTATTTTCACGGCTTCACCCCTTTCAGGGCCTTGAGAATCACGGCGAACGGAATGTGGTGGCGAATGATTCCACAGGAGGCCGCGCGGGCCGCGTCGGAGGCCGCGCGGGCCGCGTCGGAGGCCGCGCGGGCCGCGTCGGAGGCCGCGTCGGAGGCCGCGTCGGAGGCCGCGCGGGCCGCGTAGGAGGCCGCGTCGGAGGCCGCGCGGGCCGCGTAGGAGGCCGCGCGGGCCGCGTAGGAGGCCACGTAGGAGGCCGCGTAGTAGGCCGCGCAGGCCGCGTCGGAGGCCGCGTCGGAGGCCGCGCGGGCCGCGTAGTAGGCCGCGTCGGAGGCCGCGTCGGAGGCCGCGCAGGCCGCGTCGGAGGCCGCGTCGGAGGCCGCGTCGGAGGCCCCTTGCGCTACTGCAAGTTCCTCCGCATCCGCCTCGCCGTCGAGCGCTCTACGGGTTGCATCGATTACCCAAATAGACGCAAGCACATATTCTTCTGAATTGTATGCTTGGGCCATGTCTGAAATGTCGCACGCTGCCCGAACCAAAAGCTTGTGGTCTACGCCCGCCCGAACGGCTAGCCACGTGAGCCATTCCGGCCTTACGCAATTATTCCAAGCCTCTCTAGGGCTTTTCTGCGTGGCAACCCATTCTCGGGCTTCTAAACAGGCGTTCTTTGGTAGCAGCTCAAGTGCGTTCAAAAGTGACCTCCCAGGTCTGTTGCGCGGGAATAGTTATATAGAAACTGGAAACCCTGCGCAAGCCCTTTTTTAAACTATTTTTACCCCGCTAATTCCGTGGGTTTATGGACGTGTTGTTCTAGTAGGGCCACGTTTCCCACCTGCCGACGCTTTGCCCAGCGGGTGATTAGGCCCACGTCTACGACGCTGTAAACGAGCCCGTTGCGGTTTTCGCTTGCAATTGAGATGCATTTAAGGGCGTCGCTTGCGTTCTTAGCGGTCGGCGTACGGCGCGACACGATGAATTTTTCCCATCGGTCCTTGGCCGCTACGAATTCCGTCGTTACCAGGAGCTTGCCGCCGCCTAAAATCAGGTGCGGAGAAGGGGTGCGCATCGATGCCTCATTACAAATAAACCGAACGAGAAACTCTAGAACGTTTGAAACGTGCTCGATATCGGTAAGCAGTTGCTCGTGAAACTCGTGCGACATGCCCTTGACGCCGAAGCGGCCCTCTAGCTGTACCCGCCGGTGCTCGGCGAGGTAAAGAATATGCTTCGCGATGCGGTCTTGCGTCTTAAAGCTGTCTAGGTAATTAGGACCCTTCGTAACGCGAAGCTTCTCGAGGAACGCCGTGGGCGCGCTGCCTTGGTCAATAAAAAAGATACGGTCCACCAGCGCGTCGACGTCCGCTTGTGTAATTGACGCCTTCGCGGACCTTAGAAGCCCGTCGTTATTCGCCGCGATAAACAGGCGAACGCACCCCTCGAGGTCTGTGGTGTTGAGGAACTTGCGGTTTAGCTGGCGGTCTTTGGAGCCGATTAGCTCGCGCAGGTCGTCGATAATGGTGTCGCTGTCAGGCAGGCGCTCGTCTGCGAAACAGAAGGGGTTTGTAACCAGGGTGTCGTTAAAGCCCGCTAGCGCGTTTTGCAGCTTAGAGGGGCTGCCTTCGCTCCACAGCCGGGCCACGCCGTGGGCGAACAACGTTTTGCCCGTGTTCTTCTCGCCCATCATATAGACGGCGCAAAGAAGCTGATTCAAGTCAGGCAGCAACGCGCACCAGTCTAGGAACCGCTCGGCTTGGTTGCCCCCGAATAGGCCTAGGTACTCGTGTACCTCGGGGTCAAACGTGGGGGGCAGCTCGCGTAGCGGGCGTACCGCCTCGTAGAAGCGTTGCTCTTTCTGACTGTAGCGCGACGCCTGAAGAATCAAAGACGAGCGCACCGAGCGCGCGACGCTACCGTATTCGGTCGTTAGTTTCTTGAACGGCTTGCGTACCACGTCGCCGCCCTTGGTGGGTTGGTATAGCTGTACGGGCGCGCGGGATAGGTCGCGGAAGACCGAGACCTCGGCGTCTTTCTCGCCTAGCACACTGGCGTATCGGCCGTTGTCGAAAATCCAATAGCCCCCGCCGTGCTGAATAATCCATTGCCGTTGAAACGCTTCGGCCGTTGTGCCCTGCTCTACCGCCCACCGTTCGACTTGTTCCGCCGTGAAGGGTCGCGCGTCGCCGTCGCCGGCCTCGGCGGCGGCGCTACGAAAAAGCAGGTCAGCCGCCGCCGCGCGCTCGGCTTTGTCCGACGCCGCCAGTTGCTGCCTAACGATTGCCCGTTCTAGTTTGCCGCGTGCCATTTCTAGCCACGTCCCCGACTCGGGTGGGTCCATCGCGTTAACCGACTCGCGCATGAGTTCTAGCATTGCCTCGATTGGTGCGCCTGGCACCGTGAAAGCGACGACCCCCGCCGCTTGGTTCAGCGCCGTGTCACGGTTGCCACTTTCTGCGAGGCGCTCGCCCCGCAGAATCTTCCGGGCGATATCCCTAGACGCCCCGGTTACGTTCCGCAGGCGCGCGCGGAGCGGGTCTAGCTCTATCGGTCCGTCCGCCGATTCGGGCATGGGTGCCGGGGCCGGGGCCAGGGCCGGTGGGGGCAGGGCTAGCAGGCTATCGACGTCGACTAACGCGCCCTCGTGCGAGCCAGCCCACGGACTAGAGCCGCTCGGCGCGCTGGGCAGGAAATAGAGCCGTTCTTCGTTCTTTGTGACGGGGTCGGCGGGCAGGCCGTACGTCGCGATTATGGCAGCGCGTAGGGGTTTGATTTCGTGCCGGGCAATTGACCGCGTCGGGAACATCACGAGGCGAAGGCAGATATCGGCCTCGGTGTGCGAGTGCGTAGTGTGTACGAGGAACCGAAAGCCCGCAATTGCGACGAGCATGCGCTCGCATTGCTCCGGCGTTAGGTGGTCTAAGTCGAAGGCAAGCACGTCCGCGCCCGTAATGTGTGCGTCCCCGCGCGCGCCGTCGGTAATGCCGGGCGACCACGCGGGCCCCTTGCGGGCGTTGCACTTACCCGACGTGTGTGCGCATTCCGTGTAACGGAACGTCGAAAGAAGCTCGGTAAGTTGCTCTAGGGAAAGTTCCACCGTCGTCGGGTGCGCGTCGCGCTCCGACGTAAGCCTAGTGATTCGCATGAGGGGTGCCCTATCGAGGGTGAGACGTAAGGTGGAACCGCTTACAGTAACCACAGCGGTACGAAAACTGCCCGAATAGACCCGCGTAGTGGTCTGCTTGGGCCTTGTTTCTGTAGGTCCATTTCTTCAAGCAATTCTTCTTGTAATTCTCGTTCATATGGCCCGCGAGGGACTCGAACCCCCACGCCGTTAGGCACCAGATTCTAAGTCTGGCGTGTCTACCAATTTCACCAGCGGGCCGTTACTAGTCTTGAAGGTCCGTCCGCCAGTAGTCGATAGCGGCCTGCTTACCCTTGTCTGTTAGCTGGTAGACGAGGTGCCCCGCCGCGTCGTTAAGGCGCCCTACGACTTCGACGAAGCCGAGCCTACGTAGCGCTACGAGACGTTGCCCGATTGCGGCGCCGGTGCCGACCCTGAGGTTACACCTAAGAATATCCGAGACCGTAAAGGCCTCTTTCGGTGCCTTGCATAGGAGTTTTCGGTTTTCCGGCTTCAAAGCCCCACCCGTTCCGTGATTTGCCGTACGCGCTCGCGCGTAAGCCCGAATTCGGTACCTACCTCTTGAAGCGTGGCGCCCTTGAGGCGTGCCGCTACGATTGCCCGGACTCGGGGCCGTAGGGACTGCCTAAAGTGCTTTAGGCGTTTGTCGAGTTCCGGCCCTAGGAAGTGCTCTAGGGCTTGCTGGCGACCTAACTCGACGTCGGGACCGTCGGCAGTGTCGGGCACCGCCGTAAGTTGGTCGTCGCCTTCCCACCTAGGCGGGGCGATTCGTTTGGCATGGTGGATGACGTCCCGATACAGGTAGCGGGACATATAGCACCGCGCCCACGAGTGCATGAGCGTTTCGAGCGATGCGCCCCGCGAGGGGTCGTACTTCTTGCAGGCTATCTCTATACCTAGGTAGGCCTCTTGAACGAAGTCGTCGCGGTGGGCATCTAGGCGGGGGTCTCGCCCGACGTACTTACGGGCGAGGCGGGACGCATAGTCTAGCTTCTCTTGGGGGTTCAATTCACACCCAGTAAAAGGCCAATCGCCGCCCCGATTCCAAGGCCCGCAATGCCAATACACCACAGCATTAAACTGGTAGGCATTGCCGCATGGGCCCTAATCGACTTGTTTACTAGGTCGTCTACCGAGCGGTCTAGGCTCTTGACGTCTAGCCGTAGGCTATTCAACGCGATTACCACGTCGGTTAGTTTGTCGTCTTTCTTCATGTGTGCTACCTCCCGAGGTGTGGACCTATAGCTGTCCGATTGGGGGGCCGTCAAGCAAAATGTCCACAAAAGCGCCGTGTGCGCTGTACCGCTTGGTCGACTCGGGGCATAGGTGTAGCACCAAGGTGATAGACCCCGAGTAGAAGAACGCGCGGACCTCGATTGACTCCCAGCCGGGCAGGCGCTTGGCCCAGCGCTTTAGAATTGCGTCTACCGTGTCCCACGTCGTTTCGGGCATGCCCTGCCGTTCTAGGACGGCGGTTTCTAGGCCCGGACCGCGTAGGGTAACCGCGTAAGGCATTTCGACTAGCAACACTTCGGGGTCGGCATGGCGCACGCCTTAGGGTACCAGGCGTGCGCCAAGGCACGAAGTCACAGCGTCACGGGCTCAAGGTACCGCGCCATATTTTCTATCGTGTAGTTTGGCGGCACGTCTTGGATATGACAGAGCTCCTCTTCCTGCTCTAAAATCTTTTCGGCTTCGGCACCTGTCTTACCGGCGTTCATCAGGTAGAGCTTAGCGGCGGCCCGTGCCTCGCCTGTAGACGGGTCTCGCCGAGGTATAAACGAAAGCTTCTCGCGCTCCTCGGCGGCCCACAAAAGGCCCTCGGTAGTGAGCTTGAAGGCGCGAGAAGCGCGACCACCCGAAATAATAGGCGCTGTCTCCTCTACCAGCATGTCGCGGATTAGGCACTGTAGCGTGTAGCGCACTGTCATAGGCGTACACCCAAGCAGCTCGCTCACCTGTCGCATTGTGAACCCATTTTCAGGCCATTTTTCGAACATGATTCGGAAGGCATTTCCGCGCAACGCGATGCGCTGTTTTGGGATTGCTTTCTTGGTCTCCTCCTCTAGCCATTTGTGGACGAGTGTCACTGTTTGGTCGCGCAAACCGGTGGATTTGGCGCGGCAAAGCCCCGAGTAAGTGTTGTACTCGATTGGGTGCAGTGAGAATGAAATTGTATACGGGTCTGACAAGGTGTGCTCCTTTGTGGTTACTGGTGGGTGAAGGTGTGTACTGTTAAGTTCTAACCGCATGATTTTCTTATAGGGGGGTATCTTCGAAAAACCCCAATCTCTCTAGGGGTAAAACTATTAATACCATCTACAAAAAGCTACAAAGAGAATCGAGGTTAGATAGACCCCCGAAAAATAAAATCGGGTGACCATATGTGACCATATGTTAGCTTAACTGTAAACGGGGGCGTGTGCCCTTGCCCGTGTCCGAACGGGAAACGATTACGGTAAACGATTACAGTAAACGGGGGTGAAAAGCAGGGGCGGCTTGGTCGTGCTTGCCTACATGCACCTACGCGTTTTACCTACACCGGCCTACTTTTATCCGTTTGGCGTTTGCCTACACCAAAACCACCGCGTGGGCTCAAACGCCGGCTCGCTAAAATTTCCGCGCGTACCGGGTATAAAACTACCCAGGCGAAAAAGACCCGGTAAAAACCCACCCAGAGTCTTGCCTTACCTGCCTCAAGTTGGTACAGTTATTGCGTGAGCCCCAAAAAAATTGGCCCTGGGAATGCAGTAGAAGCCCAAAAACCTATGGATATTCAACTGCTTAAGCGCGATATTGGCGCTGGCGAGGTTGTCTATCGGGACGAGGCGGGGCGGTACCGCGTTGGGCACCAGTATCTGCCGACCACCACCGATGCGGAGCGGACCCGCTCTAGGAAGGCCTTTTTGGACGCCATAAACGGCCCAGGAGGCGAGAAAAGGCTCCTAGCCTTGGCGGAGATAGCCGAAGGCGCTCGCGTCGCTACAGTGACCGATAGGGACGGCGAGCCAATCGAAATAACCCCATCAATCCGCGAACAGCTAGACGCGAATACGACTTTGCTCTACCTGCAACACGGTAGACCCTCCATGTCGGTAGATGTAAACGCGACGCATAGCGTCAAAGTTCGGTGGAACCCGGACAAATACGAAAACCTAGCAGACCTAGAAAAGCTCCTAGAGCTTCAGCGAATCGGGGAGACCGTTGTTGAAGGCGAGGTTACCCGCGTCGCGGCGCTTCCCGAGGGCCAAACCACCACCGAGGAAGGCGAAGAGTGAATATCCTGTTAGCGATTGTAGGCATTATCCTGCTAGGAATTACAGCTCTAGGCGTGCTCGTGCTTGGCCGTGTGGCGCTTATGTTTATGGGGGTTGGTAAGGACTTCGCAAGAACCATGCCAAACACACGGGACGAGGCACGCGAGGCCCTCGAGGCTTTAGACGAACACCTACTAAACCGCCTTCGGCACACCAAGACAGAGGCAGAAACTAGGATGTTAGCGGACATCCGCGCACATGTACCCCTAGCTTTCAGGGTGGGGTAAGTTCTACTCATGGGTGGGTCAAGCTAACCTGTTGAGTTTGCTGGTGTAGGCATTGTAGGTTTAGCTAACTATGCGATTTTGTTCATGTCGCACATGTACCCCCCGGTGGGGGCATGTAAGCGTCACTAGGTTTTACTCACTCGTGGGTAAAAAATTTTTGGAACGAGTTCCCGAAAATTTTTCTGGAAATTTTTAGAGGTTTGTGAATGCAGGCACCCCTACACAACGCGCGTAGCTCGGAAGAGTTGATGCACGGCATCGCTACGCGCTCGTTTAAGTGGTTTGTAAAACTGGCCTGGCCACAGATTGACCCCGCGCCGCTCGTATGGAATTGGCACGTAGAGGCCGTGTGCGACCATTTGCAGGCCGTGACCGAGGGGAGAATTAAACGGCTAATAATAAATATCCCCCCGGGCCACGCTAAGAGCATGCTGGTTTCCGTTTTGTGGCCGGCGTGGGTTTGGGTTCGCCGCCCGCAATGGCAAGTACTATGCGCCTCGTACGACGTTGCCCTATCAACGCGTGACTCGGTGAAGTGCCGCGAGTTGATGCGCACCGAGTGGTACCGGCAATGGTTCCGCAAGGGCTCGCCGTTCGAAACGTGTTTCCCGTGGGAATTCGTAGACGACCAAGACCAGAAAACCTACTACAGCAATAACAAGGGAGGCCACCGCGTCGCGATTGGCGTAGGCGGTAAGGGCACGGGGCTACGCGGCGACGCGCTTCTAATCGACGACGCCATGAAGGCGGATGATGCCCACTCGAAACTAGAGCGCGACAAAGTTATTCGTTGGAAAACGGAAACCATGGCTTCGCGGTTTAACGACGCGAAGCACGCGAGCCAAGTTTTAATTATGCAGCGGCTTCACGAAGAAGACCTAACCGGCTTTCTCCTGAAGCAAGGCGGCTGGCAACACCTCTGCCTGCCCAGCGAATTTGAGACGGACCGGCGTTCTACCACCTACGAGCAGTTACCCGGCGGCCGGAAGTTTTGGAGCGACCCGCGTACGCGCGAAGGTGAGCTCTTGTTTCCTCAGAAGTTCCCGCGTGAGGTTCTAGACGACCTCAAGAGCGGGCGCGGCATGGGCTCGTATGCCTACGCGGGTCAGCACCAGCAACGCCCGGTACCCGCCGAGGGCGGCCTAATCAAAAAGGAGTGGTTTAATCGCCGTTGGATGATGCCCGGCGAACAACCCGTAGATGGATTGCACTGCCGGCCGCTGCCCGAGACCTTCGACACGTATACGATTTGGGTCGACGCGGCGTTTAAGGGTACGGCGGACTCCGACCGGGTCGCTATCGGTGTCTTTGGCTCCAAAGGCGCGGACCAATACCTACTTGAGTTGAAGTGGGACCAAATGGGTTTTGTCGACACGGTCAAAGCCCTGCTAGACCTTCGTTCCCGGTGGCGCCGCGTCACGGGAATCTATATTGAAGACAAAGCAAACGGCTCGGCGATTATCGACACGCTTAAGGGTAGCGTTCCCGGAATCATCGCGGTTCAGCCCGAGGGCGGAAAAGAGGCGCGCATCGCGGCGGCTTCGGCGTTTATTGAAGCGGGTAACCTATGGCTCCCGCTTAACGAGCTTTGGGTTAACGACATGATTGCCGAGGCGTGCTCGTTCCCGAAGGCACCCCATGATGACAGTATCGACATGCTCGCCTATGCCCTTATCGGGCTATGCGGGCGGGCGAGCCTTTCAATGCTGGAAGCCATGGGGAAGGCATGAGCCGACGGCTTAGGGGCTTGACTTTTGCGTGGTAGCGTGGGGCAAAGCATGACAAGAAAATCTAAGCCTGCACCGGCGAAGCCTCTAGAATTCACGCAAGACGGTTGGATAAACGTGCTAACGGGGCTCGGCGACGCGATGCGCGATAAACGCGAGTCCGCCAAGCTGGTGCTAGACCTCATGCCGTACGAGGCGCTTTCGGTTTTCTACCGAACCGGTGACCTTGCCGCGCGAATCGTCGACCTCGTCCCCGAGGAAATGACACGCGAAGGTTGGGATATTCGTATTCCCGGCGACGAAGACACTTCGGAAAAACTCGGCGCACAACTAGACGACCTTTGCGCCAGCGAAAGATTTCTAGAGGCCTCAAAACTTAAACGCCTATACGGCGGCGGGGCGGTTCTAATCGGTGTGAATGACGGAACCGCCGACCTCTCGCGGCCCGTAAACGAAAAGGCGATTCGTAGCGTCGACTTCCTAACCGTGTTCGATGCGCTCGAATGTCAGGCCACGCATTTCTACGAAAACCCGGCTACCAAAACTTTTGGGCTCCCGGAATTCTACCGAATTATTCCACACGGCTCTACCAGCCTGCCCACGCTAGACCGCGTGCACGCCTCGCGGATTATTCGCATGTCGGGCCCCATGTCTTCGCGCCGACAGATGCGGCACTCCAACGGCGCGGGCGGCATCGGGTGGGGTGACTCGATTCTCCTTCGGTGTGCCAAGCTGCTACGCGACTATGACGGCTCGTGGGCCGGCATTTCTGCCCTAATGCAGGATTTCGCGCAGACCATTTACAAGATTCAGGGCCTAGCCCAAGCGCTCCTAGCTGACAAAGACAGTGCAATTAAGAAGCGCATGCAAATTATCGAAATGAGCCGAAGCCTGATTAAGGCCGTGCTACTCGATAAAGACGGCGAAGACTTCGAGCGAAAGAGCACCGTACTTAGCGGCGTGCCCGAGGTAATGGACAAGTTCGCGATTCGCATCGCGGCTACCGCGCAAATGCCTGCCGCGCTCCTATTCGGGCAGGCTCCCGCCGGTTTGAACGCTACCGGCGCGTCGGATATCCGCTTTTTCTACGACGGCGTCCGCGCGCAGCAAAAGAGGGACCTTCTACCGGGCCTAAACACCCTCGTTAAGTTCCTTATGCTGGCCAAAGACGGGCCGTGCGGGGGTAAAGAGCCGGACGAGTGGGCAGTTGCATTCCGTTCGCTGTGGCAGCTTACCGACGGCGAAAAGGCAGAAATTCGCCTCAAAATGGCCCAAGCGGACCAGATTTACCTTAATATGGGCGTGTTCAGCGCCCGGGACATTGCAGAGCACCGTTTCGGGGGCGACGAGTACAGCCTAGAGACGCATATCGACCCGGACGAGGCGGAAGAACGCTCCGCCGAAGCGGCCGAAGCCCTGATTACGCCCACCGAACCCGCTACCGAGGGTTCTTAACCGGCGGGCGTAAAATGCTTAAATGGGCGATTGCCTTCACGCTGCTACAGGCGACGGACGCGGCGGCTACTCTTTTCCTCGTACAGGTGCACGGGTTTGTAGAGGTAAACCCGGTTATGCGAGCGGCTATAAATATCCATCCCTACGTTTTTCTCTTGGCGAAGGGCTTCGGTACGTTTGTTATTTTGGCGGCGCTGCTACCGCTTGAAGACGAGGGCTCGCTTTGGCTTATGCGGGCCAACGTTGCGTTTATGACGTTGGTGGTGTGCTTCAACCTGACAGGGGCATTAATTGCAATCCAAACAGTTTAAGGCGCTCCTACAGGCGGCCGGTTCAACTCCCCGCCGGCTCCCGGCGCCCGGCGAGCCGCTCGCTATTCAGCGAAATTACGCGCGCAAGCTAAAGACGAAGGTGCTTGAAGACGCTATGGCACTCATTCGTGAGTACCTCGTCCCACAGCTCGAACGCTACGCCGAGCAAGCTTCGCGCGTGGCGACGACTGACGCCGCCGATGAGCTCGGCGAAGTAATGGACGAAATCCAAGCGCGCTACTTCGACAAGTGGACCCGGCGACAATTCTCCAAAGTCGTGCGCCCTACGGCGGTAGAGACGGCGGAGTTTCAGGCCCTACAGCTAAACAAACAACTAGGCGCGGCCCTGCCCCCCGACCTCTCGGTAGACGTGGTAGGCGGCGAACCATGGCTAGCCGCGTCCATAGAGGAGTTCACCCGCGAGAACGTGGCGCTTATTCGCTCGCTGCCCTCGCAGCTCTTTACGGACGTTGAGAAGCGCGTTGCTGAAGGCGTGGCGAACGGCGAGCGCTTTGACTCCCTCGTGGAGGATATTGAAGAACGCCTAGGCGTGGCGACCTCACGCGCCGAGCTAATCGCGCGCGACCAAGTAAACAAGTTTCAAGGCGACTTAAACCGCGTTCGTCAAACCGACCTAGGGATTACGTCGTTTGTCTGGCGTACTATGGGGGATGAACGCGTGCGAATCGAGCACGTTGGGTACAACGGCGAGTCGTACGAGTGGGCTAACCCGCCGGAAGGTGAAACCCCCGGCGAGCCTATTAACTGCCGGTGTTGGGCAGACCCGGACCTAACGGCGCTTCTAGAGGAGATAGCGCCGGAAGAAACGGGCTAATTTAGCTGAAGGGCCCAAGCTAAAATAGCGCGCAGGTTATTTTAGTAGGGTTTATTACGTCGACGTTTTCGCGTTTCGCCGACATATGTGCCTGAAAGTTTGCCTTGGCCTTTTGTTCGGCTTGCAGCACGGCGCGTAGCGCCTGCCGAAGAAATGGGTCATCGGGCTTTTCGACAAACTCACTGGCCGTGTAAACAACTTCCGCGCGGGCTTGGGCCCATAGCGCGTGTAGTTCGTAAGTTTCAAGGTCCACCCAGTGAGTCTACCGGGTGGAGCGTAGTAGGTCATCTCTCGGGGTATGCGACAGTAGGTGTCTGTGCGCAGGTAGCATGCTTAACTGTAACGCATGCTTCGGGCCAAACGGTAAAGCCTCGTTCCCTCTATAGTATGGTGATTCAGTGAACTTACTGTAAAGGCTAAATTCGCCTCAAGCTCAAGCGTTTCAGGGGCCTAGAATTGTAGCGGGTTGACACTCGTGTGACACTAGGGCTATGACTGCACTTCGCCTATTTGCTTTGATTGGCATGTTTTGTGCTTGCGCCCACTCTAAGCAAAACGCCCTAGTAATCCCTGGTTTTACGGACCCGACGCCCGCAAACTATCGCGACCCGAGCCCCACGGCATTTAGCGGCCCGGAAAAAATCGTTTTTGATTCGCCCGTGGAACCTATGGCGGTCGCGGTCTTCGCCCTAGAGCTACAGCGCCACATTATGGCCGGCGACCGTAACGTAGTCGTAGAGCTAGACACCCCCGGCGGCATGGTTTCCGCCGGGCGGGAAATGGCGAAGGCTATCGAAGATTCGCCCGTGCCCGTGGTTTGTGTGGTCGATGGTATGGCGGCGAGCATGGGCCTCTATATTCTAGAGGCGTGCGACGTCCGCGTAATGACGCGCCGGTCTATTCTTATGGGTCACGAACCTTCAGGTAGCTTCACGGGCCAGCCGACCGAAGCGGGGAACGCCAAGGCTCGGCTAGAGGCGCTTTCCAAGATGCTTGCCGCGCATATCGTCGCTAAATCAAAAATGAGCGTAGCCGAGTACCTCGAAAAAACTTCAGGGGGTAAAGAGCTCTGGTTACCGTTCGACGAAGCGGAGCGGCTAGGACTAGTCGACTTCACGGTAGAGCGTGTGGTCGACGTCGCGGTTAGGTTCCCTCGGTGAGGCACATAGCGTGGCAAGCCGCTCGGTGTTTTCTGCATACCGCTCGGTACCGTAGATAAACCGTTCGCCGGACCCCGTAGGGCGCCATACAGCGCTTTTTTCGTCGAAGTAGATAAAATCGGCCTCTAAGAGGAAGTCGCGATACGCGGCCCATTCGGCTTGGGCGAGGTGTGTAGCTACCGTGTCGCGCTGCCTAAACCATGCCGGCCCGTACGCGCTCCAATAGAAAACGTACTCGTTACACAACTCTTCTAGAATCGCATACGCGCGGTCTTCAAAGTCAGTCATCGCGCGACCCCGGGCAGTTTGGCAAGTCGGGTCTAGCTTCAGATTCGGCAACCGCGTTACACCGCTTGCAGTACCATCGAGGTACGACGCGGTCTTTGGTAAGTAGGCCTAGCGTGGGCCTCCATTGGTGCCGCGTCGCTTTGTACGAAATGAACCGCATAGGCTTGCCGCCGACGGTAACCACGACCTTAGAAAAATCGTACTTAGGCACGGCTAAGTCTCGCTAGTGAAATCAGCACGTCCCTAAATGCGACGGGCGTCGTAAGGTTTTCCTTCGCCGAAAGGCGCTTAATCGGTTTCTTGCCGGCGGCCCGCGCGGCTTTTCTTTCCGCCGCCGAATGAAAGCCCTCGTCTAAGCGCCGGCCCGTCGATGGACCCCAAATAAGCTCGGGCGGACGGTTCTTCCCTGCGTAGAGCAGCCACGTTTTCTTGCGCGCGGGATGCCCGTAGTGGCCCTGCTCCACCTGGCAGGTCCAAATAGGGAAGTGCGACCTATTCCGGTTAAACCAAAGCCACCCACCGCCAGTCCCAAGTGGCCTCGGGAGACCAAACTCGGGCCACGCGTGGCTTGCTTCTGGGTGCTCCAGTACTCCGCCGTACACAAGAACCGCCTGGAGTGCCGCTAAAAAACACCTAAGGTTCATATCAAACAGTTTTTGATTAGCCGCCCTGAATGCTTTGATTGCCGCTATTTTTTGCTTCTGTAACCGGAGCTCGGCTTTTTCTAGGTTGGTCATTTTGTCTCCCAGGTGACCCACGACGGGCGGGTGTCCCATAAAACTTTACCAATGTCGTAGTCTGTTTTTTCGACCTCTATTTCAGCTTCCGCGAGGCTCCGAAGCCATTGACTAAGACTTACCTCCGCGTTCTTCGCGGCCCGGACCATGGCCCGCTTAAGCTTCGGCGAGACATTAAAAAGCACCTGCACTGTCGCGTTTGACGTTACGGGTCTGCCTCGTTTGGTTTTCATGCGCTCGCCTTGATTCTTCGGTTTTTTGGGGCTTGGTTTCGGTTTGGGGGTCATTTTCCGGCCGCTCGCAGTATTTTTGCTAGCTCGGCGAAGCTCACTAACTCCGGGTCCCACTGAAGCTGTAGCCTTACCGTGGTGTACTCGGGCGGCAAATAGGGCAGGGCCGCGACGTTAATCTCGAACACTGCGTAGCATTTCCCGGCGGATGCCAAGCCGGCAGGGACGCCCATTTGTGGCTCATTCCCGGCGTAGACTAGCTTCGCGGCGTCTATCTGGCCTGTTTTATGGTAGCTCACGCCTTGCGCTCCTTTCGCTTAACGAAGTTTTCAATAAACCGGGCGGCCTGCTTCGCGGTCTTAGCGCTGCCGCACCCGTTGGGGCCGAAAAGTCGGTGTACTTCGCCAAACGCTAGCCCGAAATGCCGCTCCGCCGCCGGGAGCAAGCCCAAGCCGCACACCCGGTCGCGCGCATTCCCATAGCTATCAATTAGAAACCCCCGCTGAAGGTCTCTGCGGGCTGCATAATTTCCCAGGGCGCACCCGGGGGTGCCGCACGGCCAATCGCCCTCCATTCGCGTGTATTGCGACATAGTGAACGCCTTCGGAAACTTCGTTTCCCGGCAAGCCTTGGCGACGTTCAAAAGGCGCTTCTTGTGAATAGCTTTCATGGCTAGCCGTTCCTCCGGGCGTAATCTTCGTCAGACTCAAGTTCCGGGTGGCAAACTTCGCAGTCAGTCGAAGCGTTCCCGTGCTCGCACATCCGCGCCGATTGTGCCCCGGCGATTTCCCGGGCTTCGATTTCAAGCTTCAGAAGGCGAACCGCGTCAAGCCAAGCGTGCGCAAGGTGTGCACGCACCGCCCATCCGTGGTGCTCTAGCGTTGCTTCTACGAACTTCTTTTTGCATTCCAACACCCATGCTTCTAGCAGCGCTACGGTGCTCATGAGTTCACCGCCGCCCGCGCGATAAGTTCATTTCTGAACGCGTCGCTATAGATTTTGCACGCGTTACTGAAGTTCGCCGGCGTAGTCTTAAAGAGCGACGCCACGCCAGAATACCCTAGCGCGCTAATCAGGGCGTCGTCAGCTCCGCATGGGTCCGAAACTGCCCGGCGAATTTCTTCGGGGTGTTCGGCCGCGAAGGTGCGCGCGTCGGATACAGCGATTTTTTCGATTTTCGCGACATTAAGCTTTTTCATGACTTCACCGCTACGAGTCGGTCCGCCAAAACTTTACCGCCGACGGTAAGGGTGTAGACGGCGTTACCCTCGGGGTCCGAGTCGTAATCAGAGCTATCATACGAGGCTACGGCGTTATCGAACGTCGGGGGCCAGTGCGCCGCGTCGTGTACCGTACCCATATTCCGGCTACCCCGAAGTGCAACCGGCAACCGCAAGCCGTCTTTTGAAACCCAGATATGCGTTGCTTTGAATTCCGACATTTTTTCCGCTCCCGTTTACCGTCCGCACCAGTGCGACCCGGTGAAATAGTTATATAGGAGCTGGAAACCCAGTGCAAGACCCTAAACGAATTATTTTTTAGGCCCTAAGAAACCGGATACTTACAGCGTTACCGCGTCAATTGGCCTTAGGTTTACGTCGTGGCGGCAGTAGACGAGGGGCGTTTCACCCGGGCCGCCGTGGAACGCGGCGACGTCGCGCGCGGCGGTTTCCACCGAAAGAAACGGGCCGTGGGGCACGCTGTAATCCACCCAATAAAAACCCTCGGGGCGCCGGTAGAGGCATACGTTATGCCCCTCCACGGTCCGCCCTTCGGCCCACGTAACGGCCATAACTGAAGCGTCGTAGATTTCGGCCCTCGGGTTTTCCCGGGCGTGCTGCGCTAGCGCGGCGGCGATAAAAATCGCAAATTCATCACAATCGAAGTCCGTATAGCTAAACGGCTTGCGTAGCCCTAGGGCGACTTCTTGCGCCGCTTCAAAAAGCGTTTGTGCCTTACCGGGGTAGCCCGTCGCGTCCCAACCCGAGCGCCAGCCGTCGGGCATCCAAAGCCCCGGGCGAATAAACGCCACAAGCTCGTTAAGATTCGTAAAGCGCAGTAGGGGAACGTCTCGATATTTCCGCTCGAATAGCCAGCGGTACACGTAGCTTTTCACGCGGTACCAGTGCAGGTAAGTAGCCGCCTGCACCGAGAAACGTACTAGCCAGTAGCGAAGGGCGAGTAACACTAATCGCCTCTAGAAAGCCGGTCCGCGCACGCGGCTAGGACGGCGATAGCCTCTTGAAGTCCGAGGTTCGGGCGGTCCGCGTCCGCGCATGCGAGTGAAACGCACGCACGGGTATAGGCCGCGATAAACGCCGTACGCTTATCGCCGGCGTCAAAAGCACAATCAAAAACAGCTAGGGCGTCTTGCCCCGCCGCTAGTAGTTCTTCCGCGCGGCTCAAGACTGCACCGCCTCGGGCTCCGCGCCGCGCATTTTGTCGGCCATTTTTAGAAGCACCTGCATAGCGGGCAGAAAGTCAAGGTTGGGATTTTTTGCGCTCGCGACCATAAGAATAGAGACCGCTGCCATAAGTCCCGCCGATAGCACTAGGGTAGGGTCGCCCGCGAACTTCCAAACACCAAGAACGCCGCGAAATGCGCCCACCGCTTTGGTCATTTCGGCCGTAGCCTGCTCTAGTTGGTCCATTATTTTACCTTGCTGAAGTACAGTTTTAGTTTTTCGTCGTAACTCTGAAGTAGCTCGGGGTAAATCTGCCCCGTAGCGTACAGCTCACCCGCTAGCCTTCGGCCCTCGGCTAGGCTTAGGCCGCGAACCTCCACGGCTAGCAGGCAATCGCCTAACAATTTTTGTTGTTCGCTTAGCGAGCCCATCGGTTTCACCTACCCCTTTTTCGGCGATTAGCGCAAGCACTTTCCAATAAAAAGCGCGCATGGGGCCCTGATTTGTGGCGCGTAGGATTTCGCAAAGAGTGAACGCGCGGTTAGGGCCGTACGAAAGAACCAAGCGCCACGCGCAGTCTTCCTCAGACTCGCCGAACATTTGCTGCCCTTGGGAAATAAGCATTACTTCACCCGGTCCCACGCGTAGAGGACCGCTACCACTACAAGCACGTAGGCGGCGAAGTAAATCACTCGTCCCGCCCGGTGCTATTTGCCGCGACGAGCGCGAGCAACCCGACGAAGAAAACGGCCGCGCAGACTAGTAGGCCGTCCGTCATTCGTCCGCCGATAGAAGCATCATGAGTGCCGCGCCGACGGCCACGCCCCAAGTAAATGCGGTTAGTAAATCCATGCCGGCTTTTACTGAAATCGCGCGACCTAGGTCAAGGCGTGATTTGGCGCGTTTGTAACATCGTGTTACGTTTTAGCGAATGTCTTTCCGTAGGTTTGACCGCGCAACATTTACCCGGGCCACCCGACTCGACAACGGCATGCTACGCGCCCCCGCGCGCCTCGCACGTACCGGCGTACTCGAGTACCGCCTACCCGACGGCACTATCTCGCGTGAGCTTCGGCTACCCGAAGAAGTTTTTTCCGAGGATAGCGTTGCCAGCTTTGAGCTAGTCCCGCTAACGGACGACCACCCGAGCGAGAACGGCGGCGAAGTCACCGCCGAGAACGCTAAGCGGCTTTCAGTCGGTAGCGTGGGCACCCCACACCAAGACGGCCGGTACCTAGCGGCTACCTTGATGGTGGTGGACTCAAACGCTATCTCTAAAATCGACGAAGGTAAGCAGGAGCTTTCGTGCGGTTATTTCTGCGACCGCGAGCCCGCCCCCGCCGGTGCCGTGTGGCAAGACAGCGAAACGGGGCAGTCAATCCCTTACAACTTTATTCAGCGCAACATTCGCGGTAACCACGTGGCCCTAGTCGAAAAAGGCCGCGCGGGTCCGTCCGTTCGCGTGCAACTCGATTCTACCGACGGCGTGCAGGTAGACGCCGCCGAAACCCAGGAACCCCAAAAAATGAAATTTACTGTTGACGGTATCGAATACGCCGAGCCTGAAGTTATGGCCGCCGCGTTTGCAAAGCACGTGAAAGAGGCCGCCGAGAAGGCGACCGCCGCGAAAAGCGAACTAGACAAGCAAGCCGCTCGCGCGGACATCGCCGAGGCCTCGGTTGCCGCTCTGACTAAGGACCTTGCCGACGCTAAGGACCCCGCCAAGCTATATGTGGCCGTCGCTGCCCGCGTCGCCCTCGAGACCAAGGCCCGCCAGTTTATCGGCGACGCCAAGCTAGACGGACTCGACGAAGCCGGCGTTAAGCGCGCTGTGGTGGTGAAGCTTTCGCCCGACATGAAACTAGACGGCAAAAGCGCCGACTACGTCGACGCGCTTTTTGACCACCTAACCGCGAACGCTCCCAAGACGAACCCCACCGCCGAGCGTATCGAAGCCGAAAAAGTCGCAAATCCCCCCGCCGTTCAAACCGACGGCCTAACCCCTCGCGAGCGCTTCGAACGCGCTTTCTTCGCACAGAAATAAGGAAACACGAAAATGGGTCAAACCACTTACGCACTAGAGCAGTCCCCCTTCTACGAGGGTCAGATTGCTGATTCTCGCGATGCCCAGATTGACGGCTATCGCAATGACGCCGCCGTCGAAATCCCGTACGGCCGCGCCGTTATCAAGTCGTCTAACACCGATGATTTGGGTATTGACGTCCCCGGCGTCGACACCGTCTTGCTAGGTGTGCTCGTTAGGGGTCAGAACCTAGAGAAGACCGCCGCTGATATCGGCCTGCCCTTGCTCGCTATTGGTAACGTGATGTCGCGCGGCCGTTGCGTGGTCAAGGTCGAAAACGCCGTGACTCCTAACGACCCCGTGCGCGTGCGCATCGACTCCGGCGGTAACGGCGTTGGCTCGTTCTCCACCGGCGCGGCTGTTAACGACTCGCTCGTTCTCGTCCCCCAAGCTCGCTTTATGACCCGTGCCGGCATCAACGGCTTGGCCGTCTTGGACCTCAACCTTCCGCCCCTAACGGCGCTGACCTAATTCTTAAGGAAACCTAAACAATGGCTAAAATGATTCTAGACGCCGCGCAAACCGTTTTCTTCCAGCGCCAGCTTGAAGAAATCGAAGCGAAGGCGTACGAAATTAAGTACCCCGAGCTAGAAGCCGAAATGCTTCTACCCACCCGCAAGCAAGTCCCGGCGGGCGTGCTGAAGCACACTTTCCGCGTGTTTGACAAGCGCGGCAAGTCGGTCCCTATGGCCGGTCACGAGAACGGCGCTCCTATGAGCGACGTCGACGGCACCGAGGAAAGTTCGGAGCTCATGTCTTGGGCCGACTCGTACGGTTGGAACGTTGAGGAAATCGCGGCGGCGGCCCATGCCGGCGTGCCCCTCGAGAACATGCGCGCAATGGCGGCCCGCCGCTCGCTCGCCGAAGCGCTGAACACCATGGCCCTCGTTGGCTACAGCCCCAAGGGCATTAAGGGTCTGTTTAACCTAGCCAACACCGTCACCGCGACCGTTCCGAACGGCGCCGGCGGCTCGCCGCTGTGGACCCTGAAGACGGCCGACGAAATCTTGACCGACCTGTTTACTATGGCGGACAGCATCCCCAACGCCACGTTGGACATCGAAGCCCCTAAGCGCCTCGTGCTGCCTAAGGCGTCGATTCGTCTTCTCAGCTCCAAGCGCCTAACCAGCTCGGTTTCTGACAAGACCATTCTGCAATTCTTCAAGGAACAACGCCCTAACCTAGAAATCATGGGCGCGAACTACTTGGGTACCGCCGGCGCCGGTAGCACCAAGCGCGCGGTTTCGTATGACCCCGCGATGGTGACCTGGCTTGGCTCGATTCCCTTCGAAACCATGCCGCTCGAAATCGAAGGGTTCCGCTTCATTATCAACTGCCGTGCTCGCGGCGGCGGCGTCTACACGCCCTACCCCAAGAGCGTGCAATACACCGACGGCTTCTAAGTCGGGCGCGACCGAACGGGTGTTAAGCGGGGTTCGAGTCCCCGCCGGTCGTAATGAAAATCATCAATATGCGGGACCAAGGCCACGTCTTCGGCGGGTGCTGTGACGCCGAGGGCGTGCAATACGAGTCGCTTATTCTGCCCCCCAAGGGTGAGATTGAAATGAGCGAAAAGGAATTCGCCGCGCACCTTACGGCCGCTGTGCAGGGCATGATTGACGCCGGCGACATCGTCGTAGGTAACCGCCCGCCCGCGCCGGAAGTTAAGGCCGTGGAAGCGAAGCCCATGCCCCCGGCGCCCGAAACCTCTGAACTACTGGCCAACCTAAAGAAGTCCCCCAAGCGCTAAGCCATGGCGTACCTTTGCACGGCCGCCGAAGTTCTCGCGTTCGCGCCCGAATTTTGCGGCGTGCCGATTCCCGTTATTGAAAAATTCATCATGCTTGCTGATGGGCAAATTGGTGAGCTGTGGGGCTCGCGCGCCAAACACGCCGAAATTCTCCTTACCGCGCACATGCTTTCTGTTAGCAAGGTGAAAGACGGCGGCGCGGGCGCGGGCGGCGGCGCCGTCGGCGGCGTTTCGGGCGTTACCGTCGGGCAAGTCAGCGTTCAATACGCCGGCGTTTCCGGCGCGGGCGGTAGCGTAGATGCGTCGCTAGCGGCGTCGTCGTACGGCGTCGAGTTCAATCGCCTCGCCATGCTGGCGGCGGCCGGCGTGGCGGTTGTTTAATGGGCATCAAGGCCACCGTCTCGACTAAGTCCGTTACTGGCGGGCTCGCGGCGCTAGACAAAAAGCTTAAGCTTTTGGGCGCCCGTAAGGCCTACGTGAAGGTCGGGCTACTGGGCTCGAAAGACAGCCGAGACGGTGGCGAGCTTACTAACCCCGCGCTCGGGTCTATCCACGAGTACGGAACTTCTAAAATTCCCGCGCGACCTTTCATCATGCCGCCCTTCATGGCGGAGCGGGAAGCAAACGTGGCCATTCTCACGCGTGGGTACCGGGCCGCGCTCGCCAAGAACGAGCCCGACGCTTTTATTCGTGTGCTTCGCGCGCTCGGTCAAAAAATGGTCGCCGGCATTAAGCGCTACGTTACGGCCGGCGATTCGCCGCTAGCGCCGAACGCCCCCGAGACTGTCCGCCGCAAGGGTTCCGACCGCCCTCTAGTGGACACGGGGCAGCTAATTCGCTCCGTTGACTACGTGGTGGTCGAATGAGTCTTTTTGACCTTTCTTCAGTCGTGGGCTCGCTCGCGAGCCACACCGTAACGGTTCAGCGCTTCGCGCCCGACGCGTACGACGCGAACGGCGTAGCTTTGCCCCGGACCTCTACTAGTTTCTCTATCCGTGCCAGCGTACAGCCCGTTACGGGCGCCGAGCTATCGCGCCTACCCGACGGCTTTAACGACTCGGAACTAGTTTCCGTGTGGACGGCCACCCCGCTTAAGTACCGCGACCGCCTAACCGTGCCCGGTAGAGGCGCGTTTGAAGTTCAACACCTAGATTTTTGGAACGAGTCGGGGGCCTACACCAAGGCAATCGCCAAGCGTCTAGACGCCACGGAGCCGCGCGCGTGAATGCCGAGAACTTCGAAAACGCGATAGTCGCCGAGGTAAAGCGCGCCACGGGCCTAGCCGACGGCAAGGTGATTTGGGCGCACCAGTCGAGAGACCGACCCGCGCGGCCGTTTATCGAGCTGCGTTACGTGTCGGACGAGGCGGCCGGTAGCGCTAGCGAAAGCTATGTAACCGACACTCCGAGCCCTACGCCGGGCAATGAAATTACGCTTACGACGGTCGACCACACGGATTTTAGTGTGAGGCTTACCGCGTTTAGTGCCGCCGTTCGCGGCGCCGGCTCCGCTCGCGAAATGCTCCGAACGGTGCGTAAACATTTTGGCAAAGAGTCGACCGTGGAAGCGTTCTCGGTGCTACCGGAGCCAATTGCTATCACCGAGCGCTCCGCTGTGAGCGATGCCAGTATTGTGTTAGAAACAGAGTTTGAGGGTAGGGCTTTCTCTACCCTAAATCTTCGGGTGGCCGACGTTTCAACGGAAACGACTACGTATATCGAAACCGTAATTATCGAGACCACCATTACCCAAACAACCGGCGACATCGTCAACACCTTGACGATTACCCCATAAAGGACTTTTCAAATGGCAAACCTAAACAACATTGTGCAGGTCAACGTGAGCACCACGACTGCCCGCGTTTCGCAGCCGGGCTTTGGCGTGCCGCTCATTCTCGACTACCACACCCGCAACGTCGACCGCGTGCGCTTCTACAGCGAACTAAGCGAGCTCTTGGCGGACGGCTTTACCACGGCAGACGCGGCCTATAAGGCGGCGGCGGACGTGTTCGCCCAAAGCCCCCGGGTCCCCAAGCTCGCAATTGGCCGCCGTAATACCGCGCCCGATTTGACCGTGGATTACACGCCGGTCGCGCTGCCCCTACGCACCTACCAGCTAAAAGTGACCGCGCCTAACGGAACTACGGGCGTGGCCTCGTACGTTTCCGACGCGTCGCCTACGGTCGCCGAAATCACCGCCGGCCTTAACGCCGCGATTGGTGCCCTTTCGCTAACCAATATTGTGCCCACGGATGCGACTACCTATGGCCGCGTTAAGGCCAGCGCGGCGGGCCAGTGGTTCGCGGTTGAGGCGCTCGATATCGCGCTGATTTCATGCAAACAGACCCAAGCCGACTCTTCGCCCGAAGCTGACCTAGCCCTTTGCGCGATTGCGTCTAACGCTTGGTACGCCTTCACGATGACGACCCACGGCGCGGCGGACGTCGCTAAGGCGGCGATTTGGGCCGAAGCAAATAAGAAATTCTACGTGCAGAATAGCCAAGACGGCGACGTTCCGACCTCGTCCACCGGCGATATTGGCACTACTCTTAAGACGGGTAACTACTTCCGCACCGCGCTTATCTTCCACCCCGACGGCGCGCGTTTCGCCGGCGCGGCTTGGCTCGGCGCTACCCTCGCGAGCAACCCCGGCGCGATTACCTTCGCGTTCAAGCAGCTCGCCGGCATTAGCCTTACGCCGTTGACCGAAGCGCAAATCACTTTCCTGAAGGGAAAGAACGTTAACTTCTTTACCGACTACGGCGGCGTCGGCGTTACCCAAGAGGGTAAAATGGCCTCGGGTGAGTGGATGGACATCATCCGCGACCGCGACGCGTTCGAGGCCCGCATTCGTACCCTCGTGTATTCGGTCAAGGTGAATAACCCCAAAGTGCCGTTTACCGATAATGGTATCGCGCTAGAGGAAGCCGCCGTGCGCAAGGCCTTCGCCGAGTTTGTTGCCTCGGGGTTTTTGGTCGAAGGTTCTGACCTGTGGGTGGTTCCGACCGCCGCTAGCATCGCGTCGGTTGACCGCGCGGCCCGCACCTATAACAAGTTCAAGGTGTCTGCCCGCGTGCAGGGCGCGATTCACGTCACCGTTGTTGACGTTTACTTGTCTGCCTAATGCTCGAATGGCTCACATCGGCCGCTCGCCTCACCCGAGACGAGCGGGCCCGCGCTTGGAACTTTGCCCGCCCTGAAACTAAGGACGAGCGGCGAAAGCGTTGGCGCCGAGAGGACCGGTTCCGATGGGCCGTGAACGAGGCGAACAAGCGCGCCCGTCCACAGCCGCCCATTAAGCCGGTCGACGCGCTTAACCGGGTGGCCGAATACGGCGCGCTTTGTATCTACTGCCTCGCGCCGTTCAAGCATATGGACCATGTGGAGCCGCTAGGGCTCGGCGGCGCGCACCATATCGACAACTTCGTGCCCGCGTGCGCGGGTTGCAATCTCTCCAAAGGTAAAAAACCCCTACTTGCTTGGCTTGCCACACGCGAGCCCAGCAAACGAAAGCAGGCTAAATAATGGCTCGTACGTACAACCCGAAGAAAGTCTCTATCTCCCTAGGAAACCACACCGTTACCGGGTTTCTGAAGGGCACGTTTCTAACTATCTCGCGCAATTCCGACGCGTTTAGCGTTGAGCCCGGCAGTGACGGCGAAGTCGCCCGCGTCGCCTCGGCGGACGAGTCGGGGACCTACGTGCTAGCGGTTATGCAGACCAGCGCTACCAACGATTTTCTTTCGGACAAACTAGCGGCCGACATCGCTAGCAACGTCGACACCTTCCCCGTTTTGGTGAAAGACCTTTCAGGGTCTACTATCTCCCAAGCGGCTGAAGCGTGGGTTAAGAAGGCGGCTGATGTGGTGTTCTCAGACGGCATCGAAGGCCGCGAGTGGACCATTGAAACCGGTAAGCAGGTTACCAAGGTCGGAAGCAATACGCCGTAATAAAGGGGTAACGATTGCGCGAAAGTCTTTCTATTACCGTCGAAGCGTTCGAAGGCCCGTGCGAAGTCACGGTTACACAGCTCGACGGGAACAAGGGCGGACAGCTCGGTATCAAGCTTGTCCAATTGGCCGGGCCGTCCGTCGTGGAGCTTGTTAGCGGTCTCGAGGGTGACCTAGCCAAAGCGGCGAATGCCGTTAGCTCGCTTATTGCCAAGCTAACCCCGGCCATGTTCGAGGAACTTAAGAAAGAGCTGCTACACGGCGCGCAAGCAAAATACAAAGACGAGTTTCACACCGTCGACGCTGCCTTTGTGGGCGACGCGTTCCGGGGGCACTTCGGCTCGCTCTGCAAGCTAATCGGTTTCGCCCTCGCGGCGAACTACCGAAATTTTTTGAACGACCTCGGTATCAGCGCCGAGCGTCTCCAAAACCTGACAGCGAAAGCGAAGAAGGTAATGGAGACGCAACCGGGGTCGAAAACGACGGCGGCCTTTTCTGGCCAGTCTGGCGGTTGATTCTCGCGAAGGTTGCGACCCTTCAGGAAATAGAAACTTGGTACAGCGTTAAAGATGTACTCGATGCGAACACTGCCCTAGACGTCAAGCAAGACTACGAACGCCGGGAACACGAGCGGCAAAAGAAGGCCAAGTGATTGTAGAGGAGCTAGTCACAAAGCTAGGGCTTGAAATTGATAGCGGCGCGCTAAGCGTTCTATCGAATTTCACCAAGGCCGTGAATGGCGGACTCGCGGGCCTGGCCTCGGTCGCGGGCGGACTTACCGCCGCGTTTGTCGGCGTCGTCGCGGTTACGGGCAACGCGGCGGACGAAATCGGCGACGTCGCCGAGCGGCTCGGCGAGTCCGCTAAGGCTATTCAAGAACTTAAATTTGCCGCCGAGTCTTCAGAGGTCAGCTTCGACGACTTGCAAGGCGGGCTAAAGTTTCTCGCGAAGAACGCCTACGAGGCCGCAAACGGAAACAAAGACCTAGCGAAGGCGTTCGGGGGCATCGCGCTACGCGACGCTGCCGGCAAGATTCGGCCGGCGACCGAGCTACTTTCGGACCTGTCAGGTGTGTTTAAGGAACTTCCGGACCAAGCTTCCCGTACTAAAAAAGCCATGGAGCTCCTAGGCAAGTCCGGCGGTAAGTTTACCGGCTTTCTGGCGAAGGGCCCCGAGTACCTAAAAGAGCAAGCCGCGAAGGCCGCCGAGTTCGGTAACGTCATGTCTGACGAGCTCATTAGGTCGGGCGGCGAGTTTGACGATTCCGTTAGAGATACACGCCGTGCACTCGAGGGGATACGTAACGACTTCGCCGGGCCCTTCGTGCAAGACTTTGCCGACGGACTTAAGGCGCTGTCTAAGTATCTCGTCTCGCTCCGCCCGACTATTCAGCGGGTGTCAAAGGCGTTCTCTGACTTCGGCAAGCGCGCGGCGGGTATTGCCCGCGTGGTCGCCGGCATCGGGCAGGCTATCGCCGACGTGTTTAAGGGCACGCTGCTAGAATACGTGTTTAAGAGCGCCGACGCCCTGAAGCTGCTAGAGGCGCTCTTTATTGGCCTAGGCGTGGCCGCCGTAATCGCGGCCGTGCAAACGCTTGCCGCGTGGGTGCTTACCGCCGCGCCGTTTATTCTCCTAGGCGTCCTAATCGGGCTAATTGTTGATGAACTTTATAACTTTATCGAGGGTAACGACACGCTCCTAGGGGACCTCGAAAAGTGGGCAAACGTTATCGACCCGAAAGATAGCCCCTTCCTAAATTTCCTGAAGTCGGCAATCGCGCTACTCCTAGACCTCGGCGACCCGAAGAAATGGGCGCGGGTGGGCGACGCATTCATGCGCCTCGGCGACCTTGCGTTTAAGGCGTTCCAACTAGTCGGCGCCAAGATTACCGAGCAAATCGGCGCGGCCATTATGGCGGCGGTTGAAAAAGTGCCGTTCCTAAAGACGGCCCTTACACTTTTGGGTAAGGGCGTACTTACCGCCGAAGACGCCACGGGTTCGCGGTTTTCCGCGAACGCCGCCGATACGTTCGGGCTTTCCGGCGGAAAGAAGCAGTCAGAGGTTCTAGCGCAGCAACTTAACGACCTTGTCAGCCCCGCCCCGCGCCAGTTTTTGGATTACTCGCCCGTGCCGGCGGGCGCGGCCCCGGTAACTCAAAGCGTCGCGCCTACCTACAATATTTCAATCGACGCTAGCGGAATGGACCCCGCCGCTCTGACCTCTCACCTAGACAAGTACACCGCGCAGAAAAACGCCGAAGCCCTCGCGAGCTTGCCCCGCTAATGCTGACCTTCGAATTCACATACGTTGAAAACGGCACGGCGGATAGCATCATTTTTGATGCGTCTATTAACGAGTCGCACCGCTCTTCCGCGACGCTTACCAAGTACCCCGTAGAGGGTGGGCTAGGCGCCGACGGGGCCCAGAATAACCCCGACGACTTGAGCATTACGGCGATTATTTCAGACCACCCGCTACAGACTTCGGCGGCGCGGGCGAACCGCATAGACAACGCCGCGCAAACCTATGCGAAGCTACGCGACCTAAAGACGCGCGGAGTCGTAGTCTCCGTAGAGACCGGCCTACGTCGCTACCCGAATATGGTGATTACGTCGCTAGACGTGCCCCGCAATAAAGATATCAAGGGCGCGGTGCGCGTGAGCATGGTGCTTAGCGAGGTCGTTATCGCCGCGAGTACGACGGTCGACGTTACCAAGCCGAAAGCCCGGGAGAATAAAGGGCGAGGCAAGAACGACACCGGACCGCAAACCACCACACCCGCGACGGAAAAACAGCAAAGCCTTGCGCGTTCTATTTTCGGGGGCGGCTAAATGGCAATTCAGGTGCTGCCCACGCGTACGGATACCCCGCGCTGCCGATTTACAATCGAGTTAGACGGCCAAAGCTTTATTTTTACTTTCGAGTGGAACGACCGGGATAGCGGGTGGTACCTGTCTATTTCCGACGTAAACGAGGTGCCCCTAGTTTCCGGCGTGCGCGTGGTTCTTAACGTGCCGCTACTAGACCGCTACCTAGACCCCCGCCTGCCGGCCGGCCGTTTCGCCGCGATTGACACGAGCGGCACCGATACCGAGGCGGGCTTTGCCGACCTCGGCGACCGCGTCAAACTCGTTTACCAGCCCGCCGCCGACGCATGACGCTCCTATTTAATCGTAGGTGGTCTCTCACGATTGGGGGCGACGGCTCTACGCCCATCACGCAATTGCGCGTTGCATTTAAAATCAAGCGCACCCTCGAAAAATCCCCTAACACGGCGGTCATTACGGTGACCAACTTGTCACCCACGAACCGGGGCAAGCTCGTGTCTAAGGGCATGCCCGTCGTCTTGAGCGCGGGCTACGAGGGCAACACCGGCGTTATTTTCTCGGGAGACTCGCGGGCGATTAACTCCACCCATGAGGGCGCTGACTGGAATACTGAAATTACGTGCGGCGACGGCGAGCAAGTCTTTAACTTCGCACGACATAACAAGGCGTTCGGTCCCGGCACGTCCGCCAAAGACGTCCTAAAGAGCGCGGCCGAAGCGCTCGGGATTAACGTTGGGAACCTCGAGAAGGCCGCGACGTTTGCCGAAAAAGTGCAGGTCTTCAAGCACGGCTTCGCCGCGTTTGGGCCGGCGTCTACGTCGCTAGACAAGGTCGCTAAGGCGATGGGACTCGAGTGGTCTATCCAGCAAGGCGCCTTGCAATTCCGTAAGCCGGGCGAGCCCGCGCAAACCGAGGCCGTCCTACTTACGGCGCAAACGGGCCTAGTCGGCTCGCCCACCCTAAAGCCGCCCGATGCCAAGGGTGGGCCAGCGCTCCTTAAGGTTAAGTCTCTACTGAATTCCAAGTTGATACCCGGCAACATTGTGAACGTTCAATCCGAGCAAGTCGCGGGCGAGTTCATCATGCGGACCGTGGAGCATAGCGGCGACTCGCACGGCTCCGATTGGTTCACCGAAATTGAGTGTGTAAAGAGGCCCGTGTGAGCGACGAAAACCCTACGTTGGCTTTTCTCCTCGCGCGTGCGCTCGAAACCCAGCTTATACACCTTCGCGTGGGCCTGCCGGGGCGTATCGAAAAATTCGACGCGGCTACGCAACTCGCGGACGTACAGCCTTTGCTGCAGGAAGAGTACCCTACCGCCAACGGTAAGACGGCGGTAGCTTCGCTACCGGTAATTACTAACGTGCCCGTCTTTACGCCGGGCGGTTCTAACTTCGTTCTAACCACGCCTATCGAAGCGGGCGCGCAGTGTTGGCTACAGTTTTCCGACCGTAGCCTAGACGTGTGGAACGACCGGGGTGGAATTGTGGACCCGGTCGACCCGCGCCGGCACGATTTGACCGATGCAATTTGCATCGTAGGCGTGCGCTCCCAAGCCGCTAAAGTCTCCGAGTACGACGCGAACGCCATACAACTAGGCAAGGTAGGCGGGCCCCGCGTTCGCGTTAAGGCCGACTCGGTACACCTAGGCGTAGACCACGCCCAAGACGCGACCGAAGCGGCGGTGTTGGGGTCTACGTACCGCGACAAAGAAGATACTTGGTTTTCGGATTTGGCCACCCAGCTAACCGCCGCCGGCTCCGCGCTCGCCGCCGCGTCGCTAAGCCTTACCGCCGCGTCCGTCGCCAATGCCGCGCCCGTCGTCGGCGGTGCCGCTTCCGCCCCCCTATTTGCCGCCGCTGCTACGGCGCTAAACACCGCCGCTACGGCGCTGTCACAAGTGGCTGTCAAGCTCGCCGCGTTTACCGCCACCGCTACGCAATACCTATCGACGCGCGTAAAGGTTAAATAGACCTTTTGTGCTAGGATTACGCTAAATGCCGCTGCCTACGCCAGAGCATGACTACCAGTTTGCACATCTTGTAAACTCTGCCGGCGCGACGGCCACCGAGAGTTACAAGAAAACGTTGCTGAGCGTCGTGCAAGCGATGCTGACTTTCCCGCTCCACCCGTGGGTGTGCGTAGCGTCGTCTAACGGCGTCGTCGCTAATAGTTCGATGAATTGGAACACCACGGGCGACTTGGTCTGCTCAACTTCTGGCGCGTGCAGTTGGATTCTAGTCAGGCAAACCGGAATAGCAGCGAGCTGTGAGCTACTGATTTCGTTGCGTGCCGTGAGTAACACCGATGGGCGTGAAGCGCGCACCAGCATGTCACACACGGGGGGCTTTGGTCCTCTCAATTCCGTCTCGACCGTACCGACGGCCACGAACGAGTACGCCGTTCTAAACCCGGTGACCTATTGGTTTGACGATTTCTCGTCGGCGTTTTCGTCGTCTTGTGACGTTCTCTTGTCGGAAGACGGCTCGGTCACTATCTGGATTCTTAAGGCCAACGGCCATAGCCGCGCGTGGCACATGTTCTGTGCGATGTCCGACCCCGTTACGGGCGTTACTGACCCGAGCCTAATGGTTCGCATCGGCGGCGCGCCCCCGAGCTCGAGCGTGCTTCTCTCGACGTACTTCACGGGGTTTCACAATTTCGTAGCGGGCATGCAGGCCGGAACCGTTAGCCGCTTTTTTCTTGCCGGCGAGGCCTATAACACCACGCTCCTAGGGCGCCAGAACACCCGTAAGAACGCTGTCAGCGGCGAGTACGTAATGGCCCCCGTTGGTGTGGTCTGCGATACCAATTCAATCGAGGGGCGCCACTGCCACCTGCCCGATGTTTGGATTGGGCCTACTGACGTACTCGTACCCGACGGCTCTTACTACCCGGCCGACGGCAGCAAACAGTTCATTCAGTTCGGCGATTTCATTTTCAAGTGGGACGGTACGACGTCTAACGAAGTGTCCGGTAACGACGTCGACGGTTACCTATGCGGCTTTGGTGGAGCCGGGGGCACTACGCCGACCCCCGTTACCCTCTCTGGGTTGACCCCGGCGGCGGGCTCGGATATCTCGCCCACTACACCCATAGAGTTTTCGCTAGGCGTCACGCCCCCCGCCGTGCTTGGGCCCGCCGGATTGGGCCGCGTAATTGTCTGGGTGACGTACCCCGCGCTAAACGGTCAGACAGAAGTCGCGTACGACTCCGCCGCATTTACCGCCGCATTCAACGGCGCTAGCCGATTTGTTGACACTCCGTCTAGCGGCGCGCTCACCAGTCGAAAATTTTCAATCCTCCGTAACGGTGGTTGGCCGTCGTCGCCGATTATTTCTGTACACGCTAATACGAACCTAGGCGGGCTTAACTCGTGACTCCCTCTTACGCGTTTGGGCTCGCCGCCGGCCCTTACAGCGCCGTTGTGTCGCCCGCTGTGGCGGCGGGCTTTGCCCTGCCCATTGGTCGCGACCTGCTTCTAAAAGATTCCGACCTCGTTCTTACAGGCGGCGATTTGTCCCTAGTGCGGGACCTAGACGCCATTGCACAAGAAGCCGAAATTTCGATGCGCTTTTGGCTCGGGGAATGGTTCCTAGACGTAACGAAGGGCATTCCGTACCTACAAAAGATTCTAGTGAAGTCGCCTAACCTCAACTCTATACGCGCCATTTTCACAGATGCGGCGCTCGGGGTTGCCGGCGTTTCGCAGGTGCTGACAATGGACCTCACCCACGACGTGGTGGCGCGAAAGCTTCGCGTTCGCTGGTCTGCCTCTACTGACTTGGGGCTACTTGCCCCCCGCACGTTTGACTTGAGCCTATAAATGCCCTTCGGAATTGTCCCCACGGGGTTTGCCCCGAAGCCGCTAGAAGATATTCAAGCCGACCTAGACAGCGGTTTTAGGGGAGTGTTCGGCGCGGCGATTACGACCGTCGCGCAAAGCGTCTTTGGCCAGCTAATCGGCATCATGTCGGACCGCCTCGCGGACTTATGGCAGCTAGGGCTAGCCCTGTACAACGCCAGCTTTCGCGCCGGCGCGGTCGGCGTACAGCTAGACAATATCGGCGACCTCACCGGCACGGTTCGTAGGCCCGCGAGTAACACCAAGGTCTCGCTTACCCTCGGCGGCGTCAACGGTACCGTGATTGGCGCGGGCCGCGTCGTCTCGATTCCCGCCACGGGCACCAAGTTTACCAGCCTAACCGGCGGGACAATTTCGGGCGGCGTGCTTGCCCTCGAGTTTCAGGCCGTAGAGACGGGCCCTAAGGTCGCCTACGCCGGGACCGTCACCCAAATTGATACGCCCGTTTCGGGGTGGAACACCGTAACCAACCCGCTAGACCACAGCATTTTGGGCGCCGACGTCGAGACCGACGCGGCGTATCGAATCCGCCAAGTGCGCGAGCTCCGGGCACAGGGTAAGGCGACTATCGCCGCTATTCTGGCCGCCGTTTTCGCGTCCGATAGCAACGTTGTGGACGCCTTTGTTTTCGAAAACGAGTCCGACGTTACCGACGCGCAAGGCCTGCCCCCGCACAGTTTCGAAGTCGTGGCGTTCGGCGGTACCGATGCGCATATTGCTAAGGCGATTATTGACACCAAGGCGACGGGCATCGCCTCGCACGGAACCACTACGGTAGCCACTACGGACGCGAACGGCTTCGCGCGAAACGTGAAGCTAAGCCGACCCGTCGCGCTAGACATCTACGCGGACGTGACCGTTACGGTGAATGCCGCCACGTTCCCCGACAACGGCGACGCCCAAATTAAAGACGCCATGGCCGCGTACGGGGACCTTAACTTGCGTACCGGCTCGGAAGTGCGAAGCTCCGCCTTTCTCCCGAGCGTGTTCGGCATTACGGGCGTACTAGAAAGCACCTTGCCTCTAATCAGCACCGCCCCATCGCCGGCTAGCTCTACCACTATCGTAGTGACAAATCGCCAGCGCGCCGAAATGGACACGAGCCGAATCGCGGTGCACGTCATTAAAGTGAGCGTTGAGTAATGCTCGCACAGATTCTAGACCATGCGACGCGCGCCGTTGACCGGCTCGCCTCGCAGTTTAAAAACGCCGGCTTTCTTAAGGGCCTGATTTCCGTTTTTTCGGGTCAGGTGCAGGAAGTCGAAACCGCGTTTTGGGGCGAGCTTCGGGCAACGCGCTCGGTCGCTAACGCCACGGCTACCACGCTAGACAATATCGGCGCCCTAGTTTCCGCCCCCAATCGCGGGACTAAGAACGACGCCCAATATCGTAACCGTGTCAATACCCAAATCGCGGCAAACAAATCGAGCGGCGACGACGCGGTAATCTACGCCGTTTCAAAGCTCACGGTTTCGGCGTGGGCAGTCTCGGGGCAGCCTAAAATTACCGAGCACTTCCCGGGCTCGTACGTGGTGCAGTGCACGCCGATTAACTCGGTGGTTAACAGCGACGCGGAAGCGCGCGAGCTTGCCAAGATTCTAGCCGATGTTTCCGCCGGCGGCGTTCGCGGCATTGTGGTTTCACAACAGGTGCCCGCTAACCAAGCCTTCGGCTTTGTCGGCGGCCCTTCTTCCCTCGGCTTTGAAAATGGCCGTCTAGTTGGAGCTTACGACAAATGAGCAAGCCCGCTTCCCTTCCGCGCTGGGCAGATGCAGCCAACCCCGCCGACATTGTTGACCCGCCTTCTGGTAAGAAAGACAGCGGGTGGCTTGTTAATGACCAGCCGCCCCACACATACTTTAACTGGTTTTGGAACCTCGTGTATCAATGGACCGTTTACCTAGACGGCCTAACCGGCGAGGCTCTTACGTGGACGGCCGCACATATTTTCAACGCGGGCGCCACGTTCAACGGCGTGTCGACTACGCCCGGACTAACGGCGAATGCGGCGAACGCTTCAGGCGGTAAGGGCGTCTACGCGACCGCCGCGAACGCGGGAGCCTACGCGGGCGACTTTTCCCACACGGGCGCCGGCGGCGTAGCGCTGCTAGGGCGTAACAACGCGGCGGGCGGCTTCGGCGTTTCAGGTGCGGCTTCGGCCTCGCAAGGCGTGGGCGTGGTAGCCGTCGCTCGCGGCAACGGTACCGGCGCGGCACTTTCCGCGACCGCGACCGACTCCGGCGGGACGGCCGTACAGGCCCTAGGTAACGTTAACGTCGACGTGGGTGACGTGGTTATTGACGTCGACAAAGACCTTAAATACGGCTCCACCCGCGCCGAATGGTCCGCCGTCGCGCTTTCGACGCTTCAGGCACAGCTTCCTTATGACGGACGGTGGGCGGGCGCCGGGCTTTCGTCGCCTAACTGGTTTGGCGATACCGCGTCTTACACGCTTTTGGGCGGCCGGTTTGTTCTCCCCGCCAACGCCAACCTAGCCCGCATCGAGTTTCTACTTACCAATACCGACGGCACCAACCGCACGTTTACCTACGCCCTAATCCGGGAAGCGTTCGACGCGAGCGGCGATAGCACGTTTAGCTATGTCGACCCGGGCGGCGGGTCTTCGACCTTCGTGATTCCAAACAGCGCGGGCACGCGCCTATGGTACGGGCACGACATCGGCTCAACTGCCCCCGCCGGTAACGACGCGCTAGGTAAGGGCGGCGCATATCACCTACGCGTCGTAATGCCGGTGCTTTCGGCCGCCGACAATTTCGTTTTCGCGGCGTGTCGCGTGAAGTACACGTTTACTAACCAGCGGAACACTATCTAAATGGATGCCCTAGGACAATTGGCGTCGGGGCTCGCGTCGGCCCCGCTTCCGTGGCTACTAGCGGCGGCGTTGCTTGTAATTGGGTACCTGTACCGCGAGCGGGCGAGCACACAAAAAGAGCTCCTAGACACCGTGATGCGGCAGGAAGCTTCGCACCGTGAGACCCTTATCCGCATTATTCCGATTTCCGAGAAGCTAGTTGAGTCCGTGGAAATCCTCGAACGCGTAACTAACGCGCTCATGGAGCGAACCAAATGAAACCCGAGAAGCCCAGCAAGAAGCCGCTACGCAGCGAGGCTAACGAAAAGCTTCGCGTTGAACTACACGCGAAGCTAGACAGTACCGCCGAGCGGCTAGACCGCGTGCTCGTCCGGCTCCGCAAGGCCTGCCCGGTTCAGCCCCTACGCCTGGTGACTGAGAAATGACTCTCGAGGAACTACAGGGAATCATGCCCAACTGCCTACGCCCGGGCTATTTGCCGTTCCTAAACGCCGCGATGGATGAGGCGCAGATTAACACCCCCAAGCGCGTGGCGGCCTTCGTTGCACAGCTCGCCCACGAGTCGGGCGAATTCCGGTACATGCAAGAAATCGCCGACGGCAAAGCGTACGAGGGGCGTAAGGACCTCGGGAACGTGGTTCCGGGCGACGGCCCCCGCTTCAAGGGGCGCGGCCCAATTCAGCTCACCGGCCGCAATAACTACGCGGCGGCGGGCAAGGCGCTAGGTCTAGACCTGATTTCCAACCCCGAAACGGTGGCCACCCGCGAGGTCGGTTTCCGCGTCGCGGCCTGGTTTTGGGCGAGCCGTAACCTAAACGCTCTAGCCGATAACGGCGACTTTGACGGCATCACCCGACGAATCAACGGCGGACTAAACGGCAAGGCGCAAAGAGACCTCTACTATGCCCGAGCTAAACGCGTACTTAAAGCTTAGCCTCGCCGGCGCGGCGTGTGTCGCCGCGTTTCTCGTGGGTCGGGGCTGTACACCCGCGCCCACGGTTCAAGAGAAAATCGTTTACCAAGACCGCGAGGTAATTAAAACGGTAGTGGTAGAAAAGAAGGTAGAGGTTAAGGGCGAGACCCGCGTTGTTACACGCGACCGCGTTGTGTATGCCAACGGTGAGACGCGCGAACACGAAGTAGAGCGCACCGAGACCAAGACCAAGACCGAAACCAAGACAGACAAGACGGACGAAGTTTCGGTAGAAAAAACCATATCAAAGGTAGAGGAGCGAGCCTTTGATAGCCGCCCGCGCTGGCACGCTTCTCTCTTGGCGGGGGCCGACCTAGCGCCCGCGTGGCAGCCTATCGCCGGGGCCGGCCCGCTTACGCTAGGCGCCCACGTCGAATACCGCCCCGTAGGGCCCCTATGGGTCGGGGCATGGGTGCTACACACGGGCGCGGCTGGCGTGTCAATGGGAATCGAATTCTAGTTGACATTTCAGCACCCTAAACAGTAAGGCTCGCCATGCAAAAAACTTGCACCGCTTGCGGCCGTAGTCTTCCCGAATCGTCTTTTGCCGTGGCGAAATACCGAAGAGACGGTACACCCACGCGGCGCAACAAATGTCACGCGTGCAGAAACCAGGGTCGCGCGGATAGCCGCCGCACCGAGTACCGCGCCCCACCCGCGCCTAAAGAAATTACCGCCGAGGGCACACTAGCCGAGCACCGGGAACGCCGGGACTCGTCCGAGCTAAAGCGAAAGGTGCACGTCCTAGCCGCACAGAACGACGAACTAAACCGCCTATTGGAAACCATGCGCGCGGTGCCCCCTGCGAAGACGACGGTTATCGCCGCCGGGAAGCCCGAAAAGGGCGAAGCCGTGGCGCTTTGGATGGGCTCTGACTGGCACGTAGAGGAGCGCGTCGACGGAAATAAAGTGCAGGGCATTAACAACTTCGACCTCGCCGAAGCCGAGCGACGCGCCGCGAAGTTCTTTGTAAACGGCTTGCGCCTAACCCATATGGCCGCTCGGGAGACCAAGGTTAAAAGTATCTTGATTGACCTCGGCGGCGATTTCTTCAGCAACTCAATTCATGAGGAATTGCTAGAGACAAACCAGCTAGGCCCCACGAAGGCCGTTGCTTTCGCGCGCGACCTACTAACCAGCGGTATCAAGCACATTCTAGCAAACAGTGACCTAGACGTAGAGCTAGCGTGCGTCGTCGGAAATCACGGCCGCATAACGAAGAAAATTCGGTTCAGCACCGCCGTTGAAAACAACCTAGAATATCTAATGTACCAATGGCTAGCCGCGTCGTTCGCGAACGAACCGCGCGTTAAGTTTCATATCTGCCCCGGTACAATGCAGTTTGTGAAGCTGTTCGATAGCTACTTAATCCGCATCGTGCACGGCTACGAAATCCAATCAGGCGGCGGCGTGGGGGGTATTACGATTCCCATTCGTAAGAAGCTCGCCGGATGGGACCGCGCACAGCAAGCCGACCTAACGCTTATTCACCACTTCCACCAGCGACTAGACGGCGGGGACTTCCTCGTTAACGGCTCGCTTATTGGCTACAACGAATTCGCACAAGCTAACGGGTTTTCTCCCGAGCCGCCGCAGCAACAATTTGCGCTGATTCACAGTCGAAACGACGGAGAAAAAACAATCGTTGCCCCGATTTGGGTTACTTAGCGCTAATTAGGAAGAAGTGGCAGACGACGTCTCCGACCGCGTCTTGCGAAAAGCGAATCGTCGCGGTGCCCGTTTCAATCTCTGCACTTTCAACGTTAAGCCCGTCTTCGTGGTTCAAAATAGAAACGTAACAAGCACAAGGCTTCTGAATAAGCTCGTTTGTGATTACGACTACTTTTGTACCGCTGGCCAGCGCGAAAAAACCGGCGGGTTTGTCAATCGTACAATCGCCAGGTGAGCCGCTCGCGTCATCGTTGGCGATGTGCATTTGACCCTGCGCGTCGACAACATACGCGCCGCTGGCAAAACTGGCGACACTCCCCGATAGAACCACGCTTTCAACACCGCCGAAGACACCGCTCATTTGATTCGCGGCACTGCATCGCCAGCCCGTGTCAGGGTCCCCGAGGAAACTCAACCCAGGTAACGCGGCGGTTCCGTTGGTGGCCAGGATTTCCCCGCCCTTGCCTACCGCCGCCTTTTCAACGCCTGCGCTACGAAATGAAACCAGCTTCGCGCCGGCCGTCACGAGCGCAGTAATCGCATCTAGAATAACGCCGATAGCGCTAGCCCCGTCGGGCGCGCGACCCTTGACCACGGCGGGGGCCGTAGTGTCCGCCCTAACTTCGCTCGCCGTAGCGACTGACCCAATGATTTCGAAAGGCATCGTTACTCCCAAACCGCCGAGCCGTAGGCGTTAGAAATTAGCTTAGGTGAAGCCGCCCGCATTTCGGCGAGCGTGTGCGTCACGCTGTCTAGCGAAATCTCGGTAGTACCGGTAAGCGTCGACGCCGAAGAGATTTTAACCTTGGTACTCTGCCCAAGGTTCCAGCCTATAAGGTTATTGGAGCCGGAGACCGAGTTAGCGTTAACAAACATAGGGCCAGACAGCTCTAGCGCCGAGCTCGCCGAAGCGTCGACCAAATCGAGGCCCAATAGGTTTAGAAAAATGTTACCCACCAAGCCGTCAAGTAGTCGGAAGCGTATACACTGCGAGCCGCCCGATTTAATCCGCACCCCGCTGGTAGTCAGGAGCGCCGGGTTTGTGGTCTGAATTCCGAAGCTGTGCTTTTCAATCCGCGACTCGCGAAGGTCTATACGTAGGTTTGCACCGCCGCCCGCCGCGCCAATCGAAACGCCCGTAAGTCCCGTGCCCGCCGAGGTAACGGCCGTGTTAAGACACTCAAACTTGCCGTCACCCGAGGGCGCAATTGCAACGCCGCTAGCGTTAGTCTTGACCACACAGTTAACTAGTTGGGTGCGACCGCCACTCAAGTAAACGTCAACGCGCGAGCCGGCCGAAGCCGCCGCGCCGTCAATTACACAGCGGTTAACTATGGCGCTCTTGTCGGCGAGGAACACAACGCGGTAGCCGCTAACCGAGGCCGTCGGCGCGAACTTGAACCCTTCAACCCGCACATTACAGTGTGGCGTTCCAAACGTGCCGCCGAGTCCGAGCGTATTGTTACCGAAGATTCCTAGGGCCGCTTGAATGGGCGTTGCAAGGGTTCCGCCCACCGTAGGAATCGGCGGCGCGATTTGAGTCGTAGCGCTAACCACCGCGCCGGGCTCAACGATTGCGTAGGTGCCGCCAGCGCCGCCGACCGCTGAACAACTCTGAAGCGAAATCACCCCGGCCGTGTTGCCTTCGATTGGGATGACTTGCGTAGCACTGGTGCCGGTTACAAAGCGAAAGTGCTTGTGCTGAACGTCATTGTTCGTAAGCGCATTGCCGCCGTCCGTCACGGTGGAAAATGCGATAGGGACGCTTAGCGAGCCCGCCGACACGGCGGTTAGCGTACCGGTCGCCGAGCCCGTGGCTACCGTAGCGTTTTGCCATTCGTCGCAATAGACGTGAATGCCGCACGCGGCGGAACCCACCGACGGGTCAAACGTAAAGCCCGTGATTAGGAATGGATTGTAAGCCCCGGCCGAAACGATGACGCGCACAAGATGCCGCACGTATTTGGGCACGGTAGAAAGTGCAAACGCGACTTGCCGATAGGGCAGGCCCGCCGAACCGTCGCCCGTAGTGTCCGAGCCCGACGGCCCGACGTAAATAGTCAGGTCCGCCGACGTGGCGCCGATACTTAGGGATAGTTTTACAAACTGAACCGCCGACATAAAGCCGGCCACTAGGTTGGTAGCGAGGGCATGCAGCGCGCCACCGCCTCGGCTACCGTGTTGCGCGTCCGAAATGGTATTGGACTCTAGAAAATATTGCGGGTGGGGGTCACCCGCCGCCACGTGCGCGGCGATACC